AAAAAAATTATCACAATCGCAATATTATTAATTATCACATTTGCTTCTGCTCAAAAAACTAGCAAAAAAGAAATTGAGCAAATTATTAAAGATCAATCTGATGGTGTTTATAATAATACTGCATCGGCAACAAAAACAGTTTATTCCGATGGTAAAGCAGTTATTTCTACCGTTTACAAAGACGCGAAAGATTTAGCTCCTAAAATTAGCCAGGGCATAAATGAAATAGCAAAAGGCTTAAAGATTGGTGCGGAATCCGTTTGGCATATTTTGGTTAAGCAGCAATTAGTTTGGTCAATTTGCTTTCTAATCCTTACAATTGCTTCTATATTTAATTGGTGTATGTTTTACAAAAGGCATTTAACATCGAAACTTACTGAAGAAAATTTTGTAAAAGGTTTTGAAGATATAATTGGAGAGGTTGAAAATCCAAATTATGATAGATACGGTCATAGTTCTAGGCTAGAAAAATATATTAATGGTCCGATTGGAAAAAGAGAAATATTGATGCCTATTGAAAATAAAAATAATGGTTGGTTTGGAAGATTTCATTTTGCAGTTTGTGTTTTACTTTCAGCATTCAGCGCATACCATTTTGGTGATATGCTAACAGGTTTTTTAAATCCGGAATACGGCGCAATGAAAGATATTTTATTTGTTGCTTTAAAATTAAAATAAACATCATGGCACGTTTTATAAGTTTATCGCCCACAATACCTGTACCCGATCAGATTTTAATAATTGAGCATTGGAAACACAAGCCAAACAACACTATCGCGAATTTGTCTGAAACATTCCATTACAGCCAACATAAAATAAATCATTTGATTAACGAATATTTAAAATCAAAACCATCCAATGGCAAATAAATCAGAAATTCAGGAAAGAATCAATAATTACGAAGAAAAGTTGATCGAATATAAATCAGGCTTTAAATTTAAGCATCGTATTCCGGCAACCGAAAGCCTTTTAGCTTTTTGGAAAGGTCAATTGGCAAAGCAACAAAGAATCGATAACCGCGTTGCAAATGCTTAATCCTGAAATAACATATCATCGTAAAAACAAAATACTTTATGATTCATCCGGAAACGATGTTGTAAAGTTCAAAGAAATTACAGCCGATGCGGAAAACCTAACCGGTGTTTTAGTTGAAAACATGAATAAATACATCGCATGTTATCCGGAGCGAATAGAAATTATAGAAAAACAACAATTAACTTTATTTTAAAAATTATGAAAAAAGCAATTGCAATGCGCTGCACTAGAGAACAATTTGAAGCTATCGCTCCGATATTAAATAAAAACAAATTATCAGTTACCGGTATTGGTGATTTTGATATTTATAAATACCTAACAAATAATATTGAATGTTCAGGCAAAATCTCAAATATAACCAAAACCGCTTCTAGAAAAAACATTTATGAACATTACGGAACATGGAACGAAAATATATTCCTTGATGCCTGTGGAATTAAAATCGAAAAACCAATCAGAACTAACAAACTAACCGAACTCGAAAAACGTGTTGCGATTTTGGAACATAAAGTTGATTTGAAAAAGATTGCTGATATGCCGTTTAATCCTGAATTAAAGCAACCATTTTCAGGAAAAAAATACGAATATATATTAAAAGCAATCAAAGATGGTAAAATTGTAATTCCTAAAACCACAAACATTATCGAGGAATTTAAAAATCACAAACCTATGAGTTTGAATTTCGGTTTAGACTTTGGATATGGATTTATGCAACCCCATATTTCAGATTCATTAGGTATTTACGATCAATATTTGTCATTAAAACAGGAAAACAACAAACTAAAACTTCGCATCGAAGAATTAGAAGCCGAAAACAAAGCTATTTTATCCGCTCCAAATTCTGCTGCAATCAGTTTTACTGCATCATCTACTTTTGATTTTAAAGATATGCCAATCGCAGGAACCGATGTTAAAGAGTTGGAAGTCGGAAAGTGGTATAAAAATAAAGATCATGGATACGAAAATGTTTTAGGGCATTGTTCTAAAATAATCATGCATGATGAATTTTATGGATATGGATTTGATACGGAAGGAAATTGGAATAACTATCAAGAAGAACAAGAATTTGGTTCTAATGACAATTGGAGAGAAGCCACCGAACAAGAAGTAACCGAAGCTTTGACTAAAGAGGCGGTTAAGAGAGGGTTTAAAGAAGGTGTCGCTGTTGAATATCCGTGGTTTTCACAATTAAACAAACAGCATAATATTTATACTCCTGACTTTAAAGAAGAAAGTGTATTAGAGAACGAACGATTTTTATATTTAGGATGTTGCGTTTTTTGCGGTGGTCAATGGGCTGAAATAATCCCAACAATCTCCAAAGAAGATGCTGAAAAAGAATTGGGTAAAAAAATAATTTAATCAGTCAAGCGACATAACAACAAAATAGAAATCATGAAATAGCAAATAAAAACCCAGTAATTAAACCATTTTAAAAATAATTAATCAATGCACTTTTTCTTAGGTTTTAAACTGATAGCTTAATTACAAAACCTCATGCGAAGTATAGTAACATGATTCAATAAAAAACCTCAGCAATAACGTTGAGGTTTTTTTATTTCCAAAAATGAACGTTTTGTCTCCAAAAACAACCAAAAATTATATAAAACCGTTATAAATAATCCGTTTTTGAATACTTTTTGTACATTTGCTTTAAATTTTAGTACATTTACAACATGGAAACGAATCAGTATCAAAAAATTGTAGCAAAAGAACTTAACGCTATTTGGTTTTACTATACTAAACAGCAAAAACTAAATCATATAAAGCACTTGTTAACCAATTGCAAAAAATATATTGTTCATGAAGTAAATAAGCTTATTGTTTTTAATTGGAAAGATTACTGCCAAGTGATAAATACAGAAAGCAATACTTTAAAATATTTTGATTCGGAAGAAGAAGCGTTAAATTATTGTCTTGATGCTTTTAAAAATAGTGAATCATCCAAACAAGAAAAATTATTCTAATGGAAACGAAAAGCATACAAATAGAATTTCTAAATCATAACACAGGACAAATCGAAGGATTGCCAAAAAACCCACGTGTTATAAAAGATTCCAGGTTTAAAAAATTGGTTCAGTCCATAAAAGAAGATCCTGAAATGCTAGAGCTTCGCGAATTAATCGTTATTCCTTACAAACGCCAATTCGTAGTAATAGCAGGAAACCAACGCTTAAAAGCTTGCACAGAATTAGGATATAAAGAAATGATATGTAAAATATTGCCTGCTCAAACATCAATTGATAAGCTAAAAGCAATTACCATAAAAGATAATATAAGTTTCGGCCAACACGATTGGGAATCACTTAATTTAGAATGGAATGATTTGCAGCTTTCGAATTGGGGCTTAGATATAGAAAAGAAAATTGATCCCATCGGAAATAGTTCAATTGCAAAGAACGAAACCAAAAATACCAAATCCATAATGATTGCTTTTGATATAAATGAATATGATGAAGCCTTTGCGCTAATCAAGTATTTTAAAGACCGTGGTTATAATATCGGTAGTTCATTAGTACAATTGCTAAAAAAAGAAAAAGAAACGCTTTAAAACGTAATTAAAATGGCTTATACTAAAAGACAATTATATAAAAAAGCATTGGAAGTTGCTGATAAAGAGCAATGCTTCTTCATTGAAGAGGTTTGTTGTAAGATACCGTGTTCTAAGACTTTATTTTATGAAAGATTCCCTATTGGCTCAAACGAAATGAACGAGGTAAAGAGAATAATTGCTAACAACCGAGTTAAGACCACAGGAACAATGATTCGAAAATGGGTAACGTCTGAGGCACCTGCTTTACAAATTGGAGCAATGAAGATACTTGGTACTAAAAAACAGGCTCACGCATTAAACGGTTCTAAACAAGAAACAACGCTTAAAGGCGATAAAGATCATCCGATTGAATTCAATGATGAGGTTTCAAGAAATAAACTTATTGCTGAACTTACAAAAGAGTTGGCAGAATCAGGAATTAAAGTAGAATAATATGTTTAGAGATAAAAAATTACTCGAAAAAAGATATGATTACGTTATGAAATACATAAACGATAATCAATCTAAAAAAATGGGCGTTATAGTTGAAGAATTATCGAACTCATTGTTTTTAACCGAAAGAACAATTTATGCTATAATTGATAAGGCTAACGGGCCAAAAAGAATAAAAAAGTAAAAAATATACAAACTAATTTCAGTCTTTGGATGGTTATAATAACCACGGGTAACTCTCAGGGTCGGAAAGGCTTTTTAAATCATTACTCGCTATTGGGATTGTGAGATCGTTTATTCTGACATATAATAAACAGTAGGGCAGTAGAAAATGTGATCGGTTCGCGTTACGGTAATTGAAATTTTTATTAGGACTTTCTTAAAAAAATTATCGTTATAAAAAATACATGTGAATGAGATTGAAATTAAGTGTATGTTTTATTAAAAAAATAATCATGGAAAAAGGAATTATTAAAAGAGAAGATGTTATTTGCATGGATAATTATAATCGAGATTCGGCAATACTTAAACAAGAAGCAAAGTTTTTGGAATTCATAAATAAAATCACTTTTGGGCTTATGGAAAATCATTTGTTATTTCAGTATGATAAATTACTTGAAACATGGGTTAAAAAAATGGACGAACCAGGATATTTTGACAAACCATAATCATTGATTTGTAAGATAAGTATCGAAAATTACCGGGTTTTGTGTAGGAATTAATAAAATGCTATGAAAAAGACATTAATAATTATGGGAGGATCTCCAAGATGCGGAAAAGTTCTTTCTGCTCATTTGTTAGCAAATGAAAATTTTCAGGTTGTTTTCGAAAAATCTATTAAGGAACTTGAAGATTTAGGCGTAAATGACGCTTATTATAGATTCGCACAATCTATACGTGATTTATCATTTAGTTCACAAGAATTAAGTGATTCACTGTTAAAGCTTTCAGAAGCAATAAAACAAAATCCTATTGTTCCAGATCCGGAACCATCAAAATATTTTTCAAAACCAAAGAATAATTTTAAAAGAAGATAGCCATGTTAGAAGTAAAAGAAGGAAAAATATTTGTTGAAGGAGTTGAAACGATTGATCCGGAATTGATCGGTTTAGCTTTCATGGACTTTGCTGAAAACATTTCAAAGAATAATGTTGATTGCGAACTTCAATTAAAAGACAATCATTTCGATAATGATTACGTAGAAATTATATTCATCCCTAAAAATTAACCATTATGAAAAACCCATTCAAACAATTTGCTGCTTTCATTCAAAAAAAGTTCAGCAAAAAAGTAGATGAAAAACAAGTTACTGAAGATCTGAAACAAGAAATTGCTTATAACATTCAGCAATATCAATTGATTCAGGAAAAGAAATCTGATTTACCACGGTCAAAACGTGATCAGGTTGAAAGAAATATTGCTGAGTATGTTCGATTAGGTCACATAACACTTATGAAAGCATGACAGCATTAGAACGAATTGCCATTGTAATGGATTTTTACCATTCGCGTGGTTGCAACAAAGAATCGGTTAATGAACTTTATCGTAAAATAATTAAACGTGACAATTAACAGTCACGTTTTTTGCATTTAAAATAATATGGAATTAAAAAGGCTGCTTTTACTTAAAAAACTACTGACCGACAAAAAACACTTTGATCTTCGGCAGTCGCTTAATGATCCAAACTCACAACAAAACCCCAATTTTAAGATACTTCAAAAATCTATTAATGAACAGGCTTACAATGATAAAGGCGAATTGGTTGCAGGTTTTCGTGCTGCTGAATTACCTGGTTCATCACGTTCAGGGAAAACATGGTCCGGAGTTGATATAATCATTTGGCTTTGTTTATTCAAAGAAACGCATTGTACAATAAATATTTACCGTGAAACTTACAACGAATTCAAAACAACGCTTTACGATGATTTCAAAAGGCGTTTGGATGATTTTGGTTTAGATAATCCTTTTCACAATGCCAAAGAAGTAAAAAGCTTTAAGATTGGTAAGAATGTAATTTCGTTTCTTGGTGATGGGAAACATGGTGGTGGTTGTGATTATGCTTTCTTCAATGAAGTTATGTTTATCGGAAATGCTTTGTTCGATCAGGTCGAAATGCGTTGCAGAAAGTTTTGGTGGGCAGATTATAACCCATCATTCACAGAACATTGGTTTTTCAAAGTTGCAGATAGACCTGACGTAGTAACATTAAAAACCACTTACAAAGACAATCCGTTTATATCTCCTGGTGAAAAGAATAAAATATTAGGATATGAACCATGGAAACCCGGAAGTTATATTGTTAAAGGCGATGATGTTTTTTGTTACAATAAAAAAACTGATAAAGTTGAGGTTATAAGCGAAAAGAATCAGCCGCCACCGCATCCGACAAACATTAAAAACGGAACCGCTGATGAATACATGTGGAAGGTTTACGGTCTTGGTTTACGTGGAGCAATGAAAGGTCAGATCTTTAAAAATGTTGAGTACATCGATGAATTCCCGGATATAGCTTTTTCTTATGGTTTGGATTTTGGTTTTACCGCCGATCCTTGTACGCTTACCAAATGTGCTGAAGATGATCACAATATTTGGATTGAATTACTTTCTTATCATCCAATGGAAACATCGGAAACTGTTAGCGAATATATGGAATCGATCGGAGTTGATAAAGATCTTCCAATAAGCGCTGATAGCTCAGATAAATATACTTCTGAGAATAACGGAACTGTTGAAATGGTCCGTGATCTTAGAAAAAAAGGTTGGAAAATATCAAAAGTCAGCAAAACAAAATCTGTTATGTTTCATTTGCTTGCTATGCGTGAAAAGAAAATTCACATTGTAAACAATCATTTGATTAAATTTGCAAAGACAGAGCAGCAAAATTATAAGTTGCGAGAGATCAACGGAATATTTATAAATCAGCCTGTTGATAAATTTAATCACATGTGGGATTCATCAAGATACAGACATATGAGCTTTAAAAGCGTTTTAGTTGAAGAACAAATGAATCAATCAGCACGCCAAGCCGGGGTAAATTATTAATTAATATAATAAATAGTTATGGAAAACGAATTGACAGTTAGCGAAATCATATCAGCTGATTTAACTAAAGCAATTACAACGCTTACTTCTCAATCAAAAGACAAAAAGATCATTGAGAATTACGTAAAAGAATATACTAATTTAGATCGTACTATTCGTGATACTCAGGTTGGGAATGTTCAAAAAGATAAAACAATTGGTACAGGCAACAATCAAAGACTTGTTAAGTCAATTCGATCACCTGTTAACTATCAAAAAAAGATTGTTACTACATCATGCGCTTTTGAAGTAGGCGAACCCGTTACGCTTTCAACAGCAACAATAAACGATTTGTTTAATGAATTGCTTCGTTTATGGAAATCAAATCGTATTGATGATAAATTGCAAAAAGCAAAAACTACACAGAAAAGCCAAACCGAATGCGCTATTCATTTCTTTATTGCGCCAAAAGCAACAGGAACAAAAGCAACTCAGCCGACAGGAACCAACGAAAAGATTGATATTAAATCTAATGTTTGGACATGGAAAAACGGCTTAATGTCACCTTATTTTGATGCTACTAATGACATGAAAGCTTTTACTTGGCAATTCGTCACAAAAAATGCTGAAGGAAAAGACGTAAATAATACCTGGATCTTCGACGAAACCAATGTTTATAAAATTAGTAATGCATCCGGAACATTGGCTTTGGATGATACCCAATTACATGGATTCGATCGTATTCCAATTGTTTACATGGAACAGGAATTCCCTGAATGGTATGATGTTGAAGGATTAATCGACCGTTACGAAGTTGCTTTATCTAAATTGGGAGTTTCAAACGATTATTCCGGTCATCCAATACTTTTGACTTATGGAGATTTGAAAGTGCTTCCTGAAATGAATGATGATGGTAAAACAATCAATTTCCCTATTAAGTTCAAAGATGATGATGTAAACAAGCCTTATAATGGTGATGCAAAATTCTTAACGAATGACAATGCACCGGAAGCTGTAAAACTTGAAATGGACACCATAAGAGAACTCTTGTTTTCTATCACTCAAACACCTGATATATCATTTGAGAAAATGAAAAGTATCGGAGCTATTTCCGGGACCGCTTTAAAACTTATGTTTTTAGACCCAATGATTAAAGCAAAAATGAATGAGGGCCAAAATAGAACGATTGTAGAGCGAATAATTAATATTTTAATATCAGGAATCACAGGCGCGGTAAATGTTACCTCTAAGGCGCAAACTAATGAATTGGTTGTAGATGTTAAGTTTAATTCAATTCTTCCATCCGACACGCTAGAAAACAGTACAATCGCAGCAAACGGATTTACTTCACAAAGTATTTCAAGATTGGAACGCGTTAAGTTGTTGGATTTGGTTACTGATGTTGAAGCTGAGGTTTTAAGATTAGCAGAAGAATTTCCGGAAGTCACAACTGAGATTCCGCCTACTGATCCACCCGCAACCGTTTAAATACAATACATTTTATAAAAAGCCTCGATATTTTTCGGGGCTTTGTTATTTATAATCATTATAAATTGATGTAAACGAATAAAATATTTGTATAAAATATACATTTGAACCGAAAAAAGGATTTATATTTGTTGAACCGAAATTTAGTAATTAATTTATTTGATTATTATTTTATTGGTGGTGGGAAAATGGTTGTGAAGTATAGTAGCAACCATTTTTTAAAAACGAATATAAACTTTAAATATAAATACCATGAAAAATTTAATCACATTCGCATTAATTATTATTTCACTAAATGTTTTCGGGCAATCAAAAATTAACGACATGCCAAGAACTAAAAACATTGTTTCAATTGAATACGGTGTTACATGTGGAAAAACAGGAAAGTCAGCGGTTTACGTTTACTTCAAAGCAAAAACAAGTCAGGGATTCAATGTAAAAACGGATAGAGAAATCATTTATATTGAAAACATTTCTAACTTGCAAAGAACAGTTGAATATCAATCTTACTTAAGACGTTCTTAATTATGGAAAAGCAATTATCATTAATAGAAACGCATCAGTCGTTAAAAGATAGTTTAGATGTAACCGTTAAAATAGATTGGAGGCAAGTTTTAAAGGTTACTGTAGAGGATTTAATAAAAAAGTAAAATTCATGCGTAGAAAATAAAAGTTGTCATCAGGACGCGTTTAAAGAAGTGCTTATTTATTATTTAGGGGATGATGATTTTGAAAAATATGTTACTAATAATGAAGAATTATCATGAACCCGCCACCACCACCATTTAACTGTGAAGTATTTTCACCTTGTTGGTGTTCAGTAGCAGGACGTGAAAACAACCCTAATTGCAAACAAAGCGTATCGATTCAAAGTGATTTGTTTGCTTTGTTATTAGTTGTTTTCATTGTAGTTTATACGCTATGGGTTTTCAAAATTATTAAATCATTTCCAATTATTTTTAAAAGAAATAGTAATTGGGAGTCTAAAAAAATACTACAATGAAAGCAAGAAACAAATACTTCGAAAGATTCATCATTACATTATTTTTTATTGGCTTTTCGGGATGGATAGCGTTTTGCATTTACGTTATAAAAAATGCATCATGAATATCGGTGATAAATGTTTGATCGCCGAATCAACAAAAGCAATATTATTAATTTTAATTTATTTTATATCATGACAATAGCAATTATTACACCATCAGAACGTGATTATAGAATGCATGTTCTACAGCAAACACAAACCGAAAAGGACATTGAATATGTTCAGGTTAAAGATCTAAATTCCGCATATGGAATAACTGTAAATGATTACGTTTCAATCACAAATTCAGTAAGAATGCATAATTATAATTCGGTTGTTGAAGCCGTTCAAAGAAGAGTAAGATAATGGATAACACGCAAGAAAAAATAATAAACGGTTTAGATATTTCTAAATTAAAGCCTAGAAGAGTATTTCTAAGAAATGAAAAGTACGAATGTCAAGGAACAATTGTAGTTTGTATTGAAACTACATGCAGTTATACAAACGATCATTTTAAAGCGGTATATGTTGGTGACACAGGAAGATATTCAGGGAATAAGCCGATTTATATGTTTGGTTCGCCTTTCAATTGTGTATGTTCTAATTACGAACCATTTTCAGGAAATATAAATTTATAATCATGGCAACAGAACTAAAAGATGTTTCGATTCAAAAAATAGTAGATCTGATTGGGAATTACATAGTAAAAGATAATATTCCAAATTCAAAAGTAGTAACTAAATCATTTGGAGAAGTCGAAATAAAAGCAACTCGATATCAAATTCAAATATCGTTAGTTCCTGGTGAAGCAAATTTCAATACGGAAAACGGTGTAGTAAGTACTAAAATTAAAAAGTCATTCGTTACTAAATTTATTAATCTATTTAAAAATAAAAAAGATGATTCAAAACCAAAGTTATAATAAGTATTGCGCCAAATTAGCAAAGAACATTCGTAACAAAAGCGCAAAAAACAAAGAATTTAAAACTAAAGTCGAACCTAAAAAAGAATAAACATGGTAGCAGTTAATTGTCAAACAAATTTTGGATCAGGAATGAGAGATTGTCAATCTGATCAAGCGAAACCCGAAAAGAAAAATACTTATACAGAATTTATTCCAAATCCGGAAAACGATAATTTTCGTAAAAAGTATTTAGGAGTTAAGAAAAGATATTCAAAAACTCCAAATAACAGACAATATTAATTATTATAAAATAAAAAGCAATGGCAGATATTAAAATTACAGGAACAGTAAAAGAAATCGAAGGACTAAAGCAATCAACGAACGGTTTCAAAACGCAGGAAATAGCAGTTGATGAAGGCGGCCAATTTGGAACCGTGATACCTATAAAGTTTTGCGGTGATAAAGGCATTGCGATTGTCGCTTCTTTAAAAACAGGTCAGAAAGTAAGTGTTCAATGCAATTTAAAAGGAACAATTTACAGCGAAAGAAGATTTTTGAATTTGGAAGGTTGGCGAATTGATTAAAATGTTTATATTTGAATAAGTTTAATCATGTTGATCATAACGCAGCTTGTGGATAGATCTGAAAGCAGAAATGCAAAGTCGAGGCGATAAAATAGCTGCATAATGCCGAGGTAATGGCGTAATGAAGGTTCAAGTCCTTCCATGGTTAAACAAATGCATTGGTAGTTTAATGGTAAAACAGCAGTCTCCAAAACTGTATTTAGAGGTTCGAATCCTTTCCTTTGTGCAACTATAGCGAAAGGCGAATTTAGAGAGGAAGCAGTAATTAAAAATTGTTTTCATGTAAAACCACTCAATTATGAGTGGTTTTTTTATGCCTTTTAGTGAAATAATTTAGAATGAGTATAAATAAGGAATAAATTTTCTACATTTGTCATTATAAATAACAACAATCTAAAAAATTATTTTTATGGCAGTTACAACAGAACAGATTAAGGCACGACTTAAGGTAAAATTTCCTAAGGCGAACTTATCACAAAAAAGGATGGATGCTTTGGCAGCTAAACTTGCGCCAAAGCCAAAAGATGGGGCTACTGATGAAGAGATTGATTCAGTTTTAGAAAATGCAAATGACTTTATGTCTTTTGAGGACATCGCAAAAGAAGATGATCGCATGAGAACATTAGAGGCAAACCAAAAGCCTAAAACAGAACCTGATCCAACTGACCCACCAACACCAAAACCAACTGAACCTGTAATTACACCACCTGTAGGTGATGTGCCTGAATGGGCTAAAGCGCTTATTAAGCAAAACGAAACTGTTGTTGCTGAAATTACCGCTTTAAAAACAGGAAATGTTTTGGCAACAAAAAAGGCAACGGCTGCGGAATTGTTTGGAAAATCTGAAGTGTTGAAAGCTTTAAAAGAAGAGGTTCGCCCAAATTGGATAAACAGAATAAATGTAGATTCTGAAACTTCTATTGAAGATCAGATCGCAGCATTAGAATCTGAGTACACAATTATAGCGCAATCAAATGCTAATTCAACACCATATTCCGGACCAACTCCAACGGGATTTAATCCAGGAAACAAAGTTGATGATGCGTTAGTTGATTCGGTTGTTGCTTCAATGTAAATATTAATTTAAAAAACAACTAAAAAGATGCCAACAGCAAATTTAAACAACGAGGGCGTTCAGGTTGATACTACTTGGGATTCAATTATCATCAAAAAACTTTTGGTTGATATTCCGGGCGGTAAAACGTTAGACGTTACAGGGATCACAGAAGAGGTTTTGAAAGCCGGTCGAGTGATCATCGAGCAAACATCTAACGGAGTGTTAAAACCTTTAGCTATTACTTCAGGTGAATACGTAACACTTCCTGCAGGACATACCTACAAAGGTATTTTGTACGCTACAATTTTGACCAAAAGACCATTCGCACCGGTTCTTTTATCAGGTGATGTTAACAATGTAGCAATTGTTAATTATGGTTTGCCGGCGGTTCCCGCTGCTGCCATTACAGCACTTGAAAATCACATTTTATTCACAAAGGATTAATCCTAAAAATCATTTAAAAAATGGAACAATCATTATTCCCGCAATGGGTAGATAAATTCTTTAAAGCGATTGCGCTTAAAGTAATTGAAAAGTTAAATGGTACGACTAATCCTTTAACATACATGCATAAAACAATGCTTAGAAAAACCTTTTCAACATCGTTGCAATGGGGTTCAATTTCTAGCAATGGTACAGTTGTAAGAGCAGATGTAGTTGCTTTAGATTCTAGCCTTCCTTTAAAAAGAAGAGATTCAATCAGTAAAGCTACAGGTGACATTCCTAAATTAGGTATGAAAATGTATCTTAACGAACACACCATGAACGATCTTAAGATTTTAGTTGCTACGGCCGGCCAAGAATCTGAAATTTTACGTAAATTATTTGGTGATGTGAACAAATGTGTTGCGGGTATTTATGAAACCTTAGAATTTATGTTCTTACAGGCTTTATCTTCAGGTGTAACTTTGATTACAGGCGATGATTCTACAGGTGTAGGAATAAGAATTGATTTTGGTATTCCTGCAGAAAATAGATACGGTGTTACGTTGCCTTGGACAGATGCCAACGCTACTCCAATCGATGATATCAATTGGGTAAAATCTCAGGCACGTGTAAAAGGCGCAACACTTTCTTATATATTCATGGATTTAAGCACTTGGAACTTATTTAAAGCTAACACACAGGTTAAGCAAGAATTTGCTTTTTCACTTGGTTTTACCGGTTCTCAAATTCCAAATGTTCCATCTGTTGAACGTGCAAATGAGTTCTTGAAAGCAAATTACGGCGTAACTATTACAATTGTCGATAGACAAATGTTAGTAGAGAAAAACGGTGTGCGTAGCGTTACAAATCCTTGGACCGCTAATATCGTTACTTTCTTAACTGATTTGAATGTTGGTACTTTAACTTATGGTTCATTGGCAGAAGAAACATTCCCTGTTAAGCAAGTTACTTATACCAAAGTAGATGATTTAATTTTGATTTCTAAATATGGTAAAAACGATCCTGTAAGAGAATTTACTTCTTCTCAGGCTTTAGCTTTGCCGGTTTTAGATAATGTTGATTCAATTTATTTAATGGACGTTTCTGATGCTGATATAAGCGCACAAACTGAAGGTGATGCAAATTACAGCTATGAAGGTACTAACTATACTAAAGTTTCAGTTATTGCAGGTTTAAATGCTGCTGATTCAACTAATAAGTTAACTACTTCTTCAACAGATGCATCAATCAAAAAAGCAATAAATAAGCTTAACGAGGAACAAATTTTGATCTTTGAAGCTCAATTAGTAGCATCAGCATAATATGTATAGTCCTGAAAGCATACAGTCCTTAGTGGATAGAATTGGATTCGCTGAACCAATGGATTCTAATTTTGCAATTACACTTTATCCTGAAGTGATTTTGTCGAATTCAGGCCGTTATGTGAATTCATTTCATCAACTAGCGATAGTTGAAAATATTTATTCGGCGATTCCACAAATAAACATGTTGGAATCGCCGTTTAATACTTACTTGCAAAGTATGAAAACTCAGGCTGTTTTAGAGTCGCTAAATGAAATCATCAACAAAGATTCTCGTTCACTTATTGATACTGATTATTCAAACATAATAATTACCAATCCGTTTATTTTTGATGATGTTATTGGTTACACAATCGCAATAAAATGCATTGAATTATTTATTTCTACATCAAGAAAAAACTTATTCGAACGTAACGCAAAAGAAGCCTACGAGAAGTTAAAAATGGAATTGGAAGGCGTTAGGAGTGATTCGGGTGCAATTGTCGCACAAGGAATAAAAAGAGAACGTTATTATGCTGTTCGAAAAGCTAAAGAAGTAATCTTTCCCTTTGAAATTCCTGTTGATGGAACAAAATCATGGTAATATGAATTATACTATAACAAATCCTAAAGGATTAGATGAACAAGTACAGTATACACAAAAACTTTTGTTCGACAATCTAAAAACTAAATGGAAAACATCGGGAATTAGTCCTGATACTACATTAGATGTTTTTGGAAGGATCAGAAGAAACCCTGTTAGTGATGATTTTTATCCGGAAGCGTATATTGGTGATGGTGAGTACCGAGATTTGTATTTGAATGATGCTGTAAACGCTACGATTTGTTTTATTGAAGAAGATCGGGATCATACAACGGACGATTTCAATGAGTTCTATTTTGCTGAGGGAAAATTTGTAGTAATGATGAATCTTAAGAATTGTTATCCAACTATTTTGCATCGTGCAGATTCTGAAGCTCAATTAGATGTTATTGCTCAGATCAAGAAAAACAAAATGTTTGCTATTGATGGTATTCAAAAAGGATTAGAAAATATATTCAAAGGTTTTAAAACTGATAATATTAAAACTGATGATATGCAGCCATTTCATTGTTTTGCCATTACCGGCACAATGAAATATAAAATAAATATTAATTGTTAATTAAATAAAAATAGAACTTATGGCAATATTTGTAAAATGCAAAGGCAAAGATCAAAATAAGCGAAATACAGGTGCGAAAGAGCAATGTATCGAAGGTGTTATGATTCGTACTGCGGTTGCCATTCCTGGATTCCAATTTGATAGCCGTGATGATGCGGAAGATTTGGATAAATGGAATGCAGCAGTTGCCGCAAAACAGATTTTCCCTCTTTACGAAGCTGAGGAAGTTACAACTGCAAACACGGAACCTACATATTTTGAAGGTCGTAGACAACAATATCTTACTTCAAATGGTAAAAAGATCACAACATTCACCAGTATTTTAGGTTTATGTTCTCATTTTGCTTTAACGTCATTCGGTGATACTCCTTTACAATTGTTCGAATTCACAGAGGATGGAGCAATTAAAGGTGTAAATACTACTGATGGAGGCGTAAAAGGTCAATCGGTTAAACTAAATGTTGGACCACGTTTAGATGCAACAGCAGACAGGCCGCCATCCACATTGGTAACAATCAATTATTTGGATTCAAGTGAATTCGAACAAAATGGTTGGATTGGCAGACCTGAATGGAGAGATTCAGAATTGTTTGGTATTTTCGATGTTACACTTACACAGGTTTCAGCAAGCGCAACCGTTATTAAATTAACAGCAGGCGTTGGTTGTGCGGGTGGTGATGAATTAGTTGAAACTTTTGTATTAGCTAATTTTGTAGTTAGAAATCTTACGGGCGTTATTCAAACAGTAACTTTTACAGCTCCGGATTCTGAAGGTGTTTATACATTGACAGGTACAGGTTTTGCAGATGGTTATACTGTTGAATTGCTAGGTGTTGTAACTGTTGGCGGGCTTTCTTATGAAACTCCTGAAACATTAATTCTAGAAGTTACACCATAATGCCAAAGTATAAAGGTATAGAGTTCCCGAATGGATATAAAACTTCATTCGGGCAATTCAAAAAAGACTTTTCTGATAGTCATGTTTTTAAAGATACCCCCGCCGAAAATCTAGATTCAGAACTAGAAAAAGCTTATGAATTTTTAACCAATCAAAATGGCAAACTTCAATCAACAACTAAAGAAAGCAAGAAGTCTGACACCGACACGATTAAGTAATGACTTGTTTAAATTTATCAGGCAGATTGAAAAAGAAATTGTAAAGCTGAATGTTGACCAAATAAACATTGATAGCAAAGATATTTACAATAAGAATATCGGTTTTTATTCTTATATGACTGAAGTTATTACTAATGGAAGAAAAAAAAGAGGTGAGCCTTTCGATGGTAAGGAATCCGGTAAATGGTTAGGTAGTTTTTACGTTGATATTCAAGGAAAAGCTTTCAGATTATTTGCTACAGATCCGAAAACACATCTTATTTTAGATAGTGAACATTGGCTTTCAGATGATTTATTTGGACTTACTGACAAAAATCTTAAGGAGTTAATCGCTAGTCGCTTAGCTCCTTTTTTTATTGAAAACCTCAGAAACAACTTAGATATATGATTTACAACAGTCTTGATACTATACCCCATAAAACATTTTTAAAAATTGCCGCAACAGGTGATTTTTCTTTATTAAGTGATACCGAAGAAAGTTTGACCATCTTACAAATAATTTGGGAAAAACTATTCCAAGAACATTTAGAACTTGATAGCACACCGGAATCAAAAAGAGAATTCAGAATTACTTTAGATGTTGAATCTTTAGAAATGGAACATAAATTTATTGTTGGCGCATGTGATTGTTTGGAATTTGATATTGATGATGAATTAATTGAAATTCTAAGAACAAAACGATATTATATTAGGACTGATTGCACAGAAAACTACTATCAGGACATAGAACAGGTAAAACGTTTCGCAAAAGGGCTAAATATCAAGATAAAAACGCTAAAGAATCAATTACCAAAAGAAGATTCAGAAGAAAACCAACCTTTACAGCATGAAAAATTAACAATTGATGATATAATGTGCGGTTATGCTGATATTATGGGATTCGATTTTGATTACAATACGGTTTCTTATATGAAGTTTAGAGCAATTAAACGCCAGGTAAATAAAAAGATGAAACAAATATCAGAACAAAACGCGAAAGCTAAAAAATAAATACTATGGCAAATGATGGTGTTATTACGCAAAAAGATATTATAGAAGATAAAGCCCTTACTATCGGTAAACAATATGCTGATAATATGGTTCAGGCGATTGAAGCAAATAAACAATTTGTTGAATCATTGAAAGCCATTAATAAATTGGCTCAGGAATTCAAAGGAATCAAAGATCAATCAGGATACATTACAGCCAAGCAACAGCAAGCTTTAGAAACTCAAAAAATGATTGATGCAATTAAGCGACAAGAAGCCGCTGAAATTTCCATGAATAAAATTGAGCAGGAAAGAATTAAAACATCTAAAGCCGATGCGGATGCTCAAAATAAATTGTCAGTTCAAAAGCAACGAGGCACTAAACTAACACTTGAAGAAAGAATTCAATTAGAAATAGCAAATAAAGCAGCAAAACAAGCTACTTTGGAAAGATTAGGATTGGTAGGCGCTTATACCAAATTAAACGCAGCAAGAACAGCCGCTAAAAAAACACTTTTAGATTTATTGGCGGCTGAAAACCAAGATATAAAAGCGATTAAAGAAGCGACTAAAGCTTTTGATGCTTTAGATAAACGAGTTCGTGCCGCTGATCAGGCTGTTGGTGATTTTCATAAATCAGTTGGTAATTATCCAAATTTAAAAGGCTTTGCAAAAGGTTTAAAAGATTTGGCAGGGGCTTTTGGTTTGGTTGGCGGGATTACTGCATTTGCTGCAATATTAGGTGATGCCTATAAAACTATAAAAGCTTTTGAACAATCATTAGCTGATTTAAGTTCAATTACAGGCGCAACGGGTAAAGACTTATCATTTCTTAAAAACTCAGCTATTGATTTAGGTCAAAAGGTTCAAGGAGGCGCACAGGCTGTTGTTGAGGCTTATAAATTAATTGCAGGTGCTAAACCTGAATTACTTGATAATGTTAAAGCATTGAACCAAGTGACAGAAGCCGCAATTACTTTATCTCAGGCTGCAGGTTTAGAACTTCCGGAAGCGGCAACTGCTTTAACTGATGCAATGAATCAATTTGGCGCGGCGGCTGATGAAGCGCAAATTTTCATTGATGCTTTGGCTAATGGTGCAAAATATGGATCTGCTGAAATTCCTCAATTAACTGAATCTTTATTAAAATTTGGGGCTGTTGCGCGTAGTTCTAATGTTAGCATACAGGAAAGCGTTGCATTAGTTGAATTATTGGCTGAGAATGGATTAAAAGGAGCGGAAGCAGGTACAGCATTGAGAAATGTGTTATTGAAGATTTCAGCGCCTAATGCATTGCCGAAAATGGCACGTGCTGAATTTGAAAGATTAGGTATTTCTTTAGAAGAATTAGGTAATAACGCTATTCCTATTCAAAGAAAATTAGAATTACTAAAACCATTATTAAAAGATAACGCATCGATTGTAAAAGTTTTTGGTCTTGAAAATGCAACGGCTGCAATCAACGTTCTTTCTCATACCGATAGATTGAAAGAGTTGACAGGTCAAATGAATGAACTTGGTACTGCTGAAAAACAAGCTGAAACTCGTATGAATACGTTAACAGGTAAAACGGAATTACTTAAAAGTACTTATGATAGTTTCATTTTATCAATCGGAAATGGTTCAGGTGTGGTTTCTGAGTTCTTTAAATTCTTTATCGATGGTGCAAGCGGTGCTTTAAAAGAATTAATCAGGTTAAATACTTCATGGGATGATTTGTTTGGTAAAGCAAAACTAGAAGGTGCTGCGGAAGGCGCTAAAGCATTTTCACAAAGATTGCAATTCCAAATGTCAGGAGGCTCAAAAGATGAGGCAGGGCAATTAGATGCAATTAGAAAAGCAGCTTTCAATCAAAGAAAAGTATTGTATGAGGAATTTTTGAAAAATCAAAAGCAATTAAAAGATTTTAATCCTTGGGCGATTAATTTATCCGGCGTTAGCGGAAAGGATCTTAAAAAACGTAAAGAAGAACTTTTAAAAGCTATTGCATTAGAAGAAGAGGTCATGAATCAGGCTGAAGCCAAAAAACTATCTTTAAATAAAAAGAAAGGTCCCGTTGCAACAGCAGAAACTCCAATTGTGGGATTATCAGACAAAGAACTTAAAGATGCTTTAAAACGCCAAAAAGAATTAAACGATACTTTGTTTGAATTGGAACACCAAAGGCTAGAAAGAATCGCCCAATTAAACGGTGAAATTGTTTCTGATGATAAATTAAAAGATGATATCCGAATAGGTGCTGCTAAAAATGTAAACAAAGCCGAATTAGATTTAATCGATCTTGTTAAAAAGCATAAACTTGATGCTGATAAATTCGTTTTAGATGAAGATAAAATGAATGCCAATCAAAAGTTATTCATAGAGCGTGAAGCAGCCAACAAAATCGTTGATATAAATAAAAAAATGCAAAAAGACATTGATCAAATTCGTTTGTTCGATGAAGCATCATATACTAAATCAATGGAAAAGCGTATTTCTCGTATCAATGAGAATATGAATAAGGAGTTAGAACTTGAAAACATTCGTTTTAAGGAATTAGGCGATTTAGAATCATTGAAATTTAGTGAACGCGAAAAGCTTACGCAAGATCATGAAAACAGGATTTTTGAGATTAAAAAGAAAGCTGCGTTGGCTTCTTTGCGTGCCCAGGCTGATACTTTACAAAATGAATTAGATGCTTCAGATGCATTACCTGATAAAGAGCGTTTGACTGCTGAAAAACGTCAGGAAATAGCCGAAAAACTAAGTAAAGCTAAATCAGATATTGCAGAAAAAGAGTTAGAAAAAAATGATAAGAAGAATAAAAAAATATTAGATGCTGAATTAAAATTAGCTGAAGATATTAGAGAAATTTCAAATGATTTAGCTAATGCATTGGGAAGTTTAGCAGATGCAATTTCAGAACGTAAACTCCAAAATATTGAAGCTGAAATCGATAAAAACAATGAGTTTTATGATAAACAAATTGAATTAGCCGGCGAAGATGAAAAGCAAAAAGATCTTTTAGAAAAAGAGCGAGAAAAAAAGAATGAAATTCTTGAAAAGAAAAAGCGTAAAGAACAGGAAAAACAAGCTAAGTTTAATAAAGCTTTGGCAATCGCTCAGGCTGCGATTAATTTAGGTGTTGCCGTTACTGCTGCGTTAACAGTTGCGCCACCTGCATCATTTGCTTTTGCTGCCATTACTGCTGCCATTGCTGCGGTTCAATTGGCCGCTGTTATCGCTACACCAATCCCTAAATATAAAATTGGTCGTAAAGGTGGTAAAAAAGAAAAAGCGATTATTAATGATGGAGTTACGGGATCAGGAAATTATGTTCCGGAAGTTGTAGAATCAAAAGATGGAACCGCTAAAATTTACGAGGGAAAAAATCGTTTAGTTCAATTAATGGAAGGTGATACGGTTCATAAATCTGTTGAGGATTACACGGATAAAGAGCGTAAAAAACTATTAAATGGAGTTCAGGAGGAAGGAAAAAAACTAAATGAATTTCAGCGATTAGTTATTGTAAAAGATAAAAGAGATCCTGAATTAATAAATAAAATTGATAAACTGATAGAAGTAACCCGAAGAAACAAACCTTCAAAATCAGAGCAAAAAAACGTAGATTTGTCTCATGCTTTTTGGAAACTTAAAAACCAATTGTAAAAATGGGAAATGTAAATCAAGGATATTTTGATAGAATAAGGTATATACTTAGAAACATTCATTTTGATGATGAAACTATTACGGAGCCTGAAGGATGGAAAAGCGACGAAGTTGAATTAGAAAGAAGTAAAACGTACCACGGTATTTTTCAGCAATTTTCCAACTCTTTAAAATTTGTTGATGATGGCGCTTCATACATAAATACTGTTCGCCAATTATACGGAATCAACGAACGTATAAAGTTGATTCGTGAAGAAAGAAATCCTAAAACTGATGTGTGGGAACAAACGTATTTCGGATTTTTAGATTTGTCTACATGGGAAAGCCAAGAAGGTAAAATTTCGGTAAAATTCAATTCGGGAGGAATGGAACAAGCTATTAAAGCGCGTGATTCCGACAAAGTAGAAATAGATAGGATAACTACATTTGATGGTTATCCTATTGATGCTTTGCAACCTATCACTATTGAGGTTGATGGACGTGAAATATTTTTGAAATCTGAATATAAAGTAAAACCTGAAGAAAATAGAGTTGAATTAAATAATAGTACAACAGCAGGAAACACTAGAGGTTCAACAGTTGGCGTACCTTTAAATTTGTTCAGTAAATCTCATGAAAACGCACAATCGGTTTTACCTGGCGGCAATGTTGGCGATAATAGTTGGGACAGAATGGCACCGGGCGAAGTAAGTAATATGTTTTTCGCAGTTTCAGATCGTAAAAGAACTTTGCATATTAAATTCAGTATTAAATTTACACCCGCTTTTTTAGACTTCAATGACGTTACTAATTTTAGATTTTGGTTAAGATTCGCACATTATAAAGACAGTAATGATTTTAATGTTAGAGAAAATAAAATGCTTTTTTCTAGTGATAGTTATTCTTATTTGGACAATAAAACATTTTCAATTTCATTTGATCAGGTTATTAATGTCGAAGCAGGTGATTCTTTAGCACTGGTTTTTGATCAGAATTATGATGGTCGGGATGGTCATGCATCAAGATTAAATATTTTAGTGCGTGATATTGTGTGCAACGATTTTACAATTGAAGAAGATTCTTTTGTTGAAAAAAGCACTACCAAAGGTATTTTAATTTACGAATTATGCGATAGACTACTTACTATCTGCACTAATCAAAAGAATTCGCTTAGAAGTAATCTTTTAGGACGTACTGATTTGGGTTATAATATTGATGGAAAATGGTCGCTAATGGGTTTTAATCACGGTTTTTGGATTCGTGGTTTTGATAAAAATTCGCCAACTGATGAAGCTGCTAAAGTTGAAAATCTTTTTAAACCATTGTCAACATCATTCAAAGAAAATTACGAATCATTAAATGCTGTTTTAGCTGTTGGCATCGGAATAGAGAAGGAAGGGAATAAAGATGTGCTGAGAATTGAGGAACAATCATTTTTCTATAATAGAAATGTTACTGTAAGACTTCCAAATCAAGTTAAAAAAGTAAAACGAAACGAAGCCCCGGATAGCTATTTTTCATCTTTAGAATTCGGATATGATAAAGGCGGTGACTATGATGAAGCCATGGGACTTGACGAACCAAATGCAAAATCTAATTTTACAACCGTTATAAATGGGTTAAAAAATACTTTCAGTAAAGTATCAAAGTTTCGTGCTGATAGTTATGGTTTTGAGTTCGCAAGAAGAAAGCCGGTAACGCTTAATAATACTGAAGATACAAACTATGACAATGATATTTGGTTCAATGATTTAAAAAGAGGTCCGAATAATGTATTTTTGCAACGTAAATGGTACGATGATTTTGCTAAATTGCCAACAGGAATTTTTAGCCCGGGAACCGCATTTAATTTAAGGCTTTCGCCTTTTAATATTTTGTTGCGTCATGGATGGTTTTTTGGTGCGGGATTCGATAAGTATCAAGATGAATTTGTTAGATACGCAAGTTCTACCGCTAATTCAAAATTAACTACTCAGCTGATTGGAAAGCCGGAATATTCAGAAAATGGAGTAGTTCAAAATGCTGAATTAGAAAAGGCAAGATTTGTTTGTGAAGAAATAGAGTTTGAACATATTTGTGATTATGATGTAATGAATCAAATTAACGGTACAAGTATGATTAATGGTGCTCCGGTTAAAAATGTTTATGGATTGATTGAGTTTGTAAATGAATTCAATCAGGTGGAAAGAGGTTTTTTACTTAATTTAAAACCAAATAATGAGGGAAAATTTAAGTTGCTAAAAGTAAATATATAAGATATGGCATATTCTAAAATAACAATACAGTTTAATTCTGTTCCGCTTTTCAATCAATCAGTTTATTTTGATCAGGAAACGGCCGGGGCTCCTAATTTTATGCGAGAAACTTTTTTAACTTCTCGTTTAGGACCTAATCAGGCAGAATTACCAAAAGATATATCTGATGAAACATCGATAGAACCCGTTTATGCAGGTTTTGCTTCTGATTTATACAGAACTGCATTCAATTTGGATTACAATTCAGCTAATTTATTTACAGTTGAATCGATAAGAGGTGCTGTTAATTCCGGAATAGGAACGGTTATTATAACGGCTAATTTTCCTAATGCCGTTTTTTCCAATGCTTCAGCAGATGGTGACGTAACTTTTACAATTGAAAACGAACCTTCCGTTCCTGTAATATCAATTACAAGTACTTCTTTATCAGAAGCAACTACAAACAAATGCCAAAACGTAAAAGTAAATGCTACAACAAGTATATTAGCGACTAAAATATTGAGCCCAATTGTAGTAAATCCAAATTCAGCAAACCCTTTTTCTTTTGATTGGTTGCGTGGACAAACATTTAATTTACTTGTAGAGGATTCAAACGGGTTTCAGGCAAGTCAATCCGTTACAACGCCAAGTGTTTTAACACCTGATAATTTCGCTATAACTGCAAATAATAGTCCTAACGGAGGTACGGCAATTATAACGCCTATCGGATTGACCGGATTAGAATTAGAGTATAGTTTGGATGGCATTACATGGCAGGAAGAAAATGTTTTCCCGGGTTTATCAGTTGGAAGTTTCACCGCTTACATGCGTGATAATTTTGGATGCTCAGTTACGAAATATTTTGTTATAAGTGAATTCAATGTTACAGAACCATATTTTTACATTTCAAAGTCAAACTCTATTCGTTTTGCATTACGCCAAACTTGGAACGATATCACTATTTTCAAAACAGATGAAAATACTTTGAGTTGTGAAAGCGATGTTGTTTTACCATATCAGGAAATTCAGGATTTTAAAACTGAAGATATTATTACAACACAATTTAAATCGAACTACGAAACCAATGTTGTAAAAACAATTGATAGCAACGGAGTAGAATTAAATGTACCTATCTACAAAAAAAGCAATAACATTGGCATAAAAGACAAACGTCAAGCGATAAAATATAACTTAGGAAATTCTAAGACAGGAATTTATTTTGGTGCAGGTAATACATATGATTTTGATACGAATGTTGTAAATGGTAGCTACGTTTTGAATGGCGGGCTTCCGGAATGGGGTCGAATTGGAAATTATATCCAAATTGATGCAGCATGGTTTGAAATCGAACAAATTATTTATGATGATTCCAAAACCGCCGATGTGTTAGTTATCTCAAATATTTATACAGGAATCGATGCTTCTATAATTGTGGGATCTATTTATAATCGTGAAAACTATGAGGTTTACGAATTCATTAATAACATGATTGATTTTGAAAACAATCTATTTAGAGTTCAAATCAATGCAGAAAATGAACTATTCCCTGATATTGAATATCTGAGCGAAGAAATAAATGTTTCAGATAATGTTGAAGATCTTTTAGAATTGAAATACAAAAACAATTCAAATACCGATATCGTTTATTCAACAGGAATAGAACATTTAATTAGAGTACCGTTCAATAAAATTAATGGTAAATACGATGAAGAATCAGAAACTTATAAAACTGATACAACATCAAAATTATTGAGCGCTGATTTATATGAAGTAGACGAATTCGTTTTCGAGCCTAACACGAAAGAAATTTGGAGAAAGATAAATATAGCTCTTACACATGAAATTGTCGTTATTAATGGTGTTTCTTATGTAAAAAACGCAGGTTTCAATACTGATGGACCTTTGGCAGAAACAAATTTATATGTTTTAAGCGCTACGATGGTTAAAACAGGCAATGTTTATAATAGTAAATCTAATGCGCCTTTTGAATATACTGAAACTCCAATTGATATGCCGGCATTGATTAAAACAGATTCAGGATTTTTGGAAATTTAGTTTATATTTGCACTAGCGTCAACTATCAATTTATAGAAAAAACCCGAACCATTAATTTGATTCGGGTTTTTTATTAAAGAAATCTTCTTTCAGCATTTTAAAATTAAGAAGCGGAACCTGTCTAGATTTTTTAATGTAACTATCTATTAATTTACTTCTTAATATTTCTTCGTTTAACTGAATAACTTTAACTTCTTTAGTTGGATTTTTCCTTTCATTTACTATTTTAGTGTAAGTTTTATAAAAAATATAAAGCGAACTACAAAACATATAAAATCCTAATAAAAAGAAAAAAAAATAATTTTCGATACCGTTTTCAAATGCGATATACATGAAAAATGGTCCAGATATGAAAAATAACAAAAGCGTAATCACATGTATTATGGCGATAATATTTTCTAATGTTTTCATAATTTACATTTCAAATGTGTTATTTTTTTTATTCGTATCGAAATAGGGAAAATCATGTATTTTACCTTTCCATTCCAAAACTTCAGTATTAAGAATATTATCATTTACAATACCTAATTCTGTATTACCTGACATTCTATATTTTGGAATTGGCATTCTTTTTTGTTGAGATGCTTGAATTGCTTTTTGAACAAAAATCATTGCTTTTAAAATTATAGGACTTACTTTTTTCCAAGCCTTCTGAGTTTGGGTTAAAGTTGACTTTCTTTTCTTTTTATTCTTGTGGATTGAATAATAATTTTTTTTCATAGTTCTTTAATTTCATATTTAACTTTTTTCCACCAATCAGAATTATAAGATTCTACATTGTTGTATTCGCAAGCTGATATTATTTCATCAACACATTTTACAGCACAATCTTTTGCTAATTTATCCTGTTTGGCTGTAGAAACTGTTTGAGGTGTTATATAATAAAATAACTCGTATAATTCAATTGCTTTTTCTTTTGTTGTCATAACTTTTATTTTTTCCAAAATCCCTTTAGGAATATATCGATTTTTGTTTCATTACTTCCTTGTGTTGTGTAATCAACTTCTATTAGTCCATCGGGCAAACCAATGCATTTGCCAACAGCAATTTTATCATCGTATTCGAAATAAAGAGGATCTCCAATATTTATTTCTTTTGGGTCGCTGAATAAGGTCATGTTAAATAATTATTTCAGCGTTAAATTCAATATAATTCTTATTCCTTAATCCTTCTCTATATTCAGCTTCACTTTCTGATTCCGGTTGTTTATTATCAAATGGATCAATCATGGTAAAACCTAAAAGTTGCTTTCTTTTTTCAATTGGTAGACTATCAAAAGTATCTGTTAGAAAATTTCTTTCAGCAACTTCAATATAACTTTTAGGCGCATCAGCATAAATATGCCTTTGATTACGCCATCTTTTTTTATCGTTCGGGAATATTTCGTTTACTTCCATAATCATTAATTTAAATTGTTTAAAATATTTTCTTTTGTTTGTTCATCGATGATATGAATATTTTTATGTTCGTGCTTATGGTGATGAACTGAGTTATCAACAAAAGTATAAGTTGATTTCTTTTCACGTGGGCAAAAGATATGAAAAATGCCCGTAGCTATTTTGTATCCAACATAACCAAACAGCCAAAACCCTAAACCGATTATAAAAAATACTATCATACAGCAAATTTATGACAAAATAGCATTGAAAATTTGGTAATACGTAGTTTAGATTAATTCTAAATAGTTTTAGTACATTTGTAAAACTAAATACTTAAATTATGAATCAGATATTGCAACAATTGGTTTATTTAACTAATGCTTATAATCAATTAATTAATCAAGCAAGGGCTATTTTTCAATTACCACCACAAACGCCACTTGTAACAGGATCTGAAATCCATGTAAATAACAATGGAGTATCGCAAAAAATAGTAGTTCAGCAAATAATTGATGCTGCTTTATCAGTTCGCCAAAATCAATTATTGTCAATTGGCACAATCACAGTTGCCGGAAATAATTTAACGATTCCTGCAGGTGCAACTTGGTTAATCAATAATACTAATTATTCCAACCCTTCAAATATTGTTATTAATGTTCCATATGCTGAAGATGGAAATACTCGAACTGATATTATTGTTGCCGATGAATTAAACAATATTTATCGCGTGAATGGTCCGGAAACGGGGGGTGTTTCACCGGCTCCAAACGTTCCTTTAAATACTGTTTTGGTTACAACTGTTAATGTTACTGATGATTCAATTAATGAAACTCCGGCAGTTCCGGGCGTTGAATATAATAGTGATGATATCGAAAATGTTTCAAATGTTGATGGCGCAACTACTAGTGATGCTTTGAATACTTTAAAAACATCTGTAGATAGTAAGTTAAATAAATCAGATTACTACAATCAAAGCGAAAAATACTCAACTGTAAACGCATCTTCAACAATACCCCCTACACCATCAGTTTACGACGCTTTTCCACTTATGGTTAAAAGCGTATCAGGTAAGGTTATTTTATTTTCAAGGAATGCGTTCAACCATGGTAGTTCTGACGGAATATTGCAAATGAGAACTTCTAACGATGGAGGCTTTACGTTTTTATCGCCTATAACGATTCTATCAGAATCAGGAGTAGACATTAGGAATGTTTCAGGTGGCGTGACTTCTAGCGGTAGAATAGTACTTCAAATTTTAAAATATAATTCTACTTCGCTTACATCTATAAGCATGGGATATATTTATTCAGACGATGAGGGGTTGAATTGGACGAATTACGCTACACTAAGCACATTATCAGAAACAGGATACTCACCTTACGGTAAATTAATCTCTATAGGTAATAACGAAATATTTCAAAGTTGGTACGGGGCTACAGGATCAACTTACTCACTTTACATAAGAAAGTCGTTAGATAATGGGGTAACTTGGCAGCCTTCTATTTTAGTCGCTACAAGTCCGACGGTAAATTATAGTGAAGCGTCTTTTTCTTATTTAGGTGGTAGCACAATTTTAGCCGTATGCAGAGCATCAAGCCCTAATGTATTTGTTCAATTTAAATCTGTAGATAATGGTGTCACATGGTCAAATATGGGTTCTGTTTCTTTTGAATCAGGCTTTCAGGTTTCACCTGAACTTTCAGTATTTACAGATTCTAACAATGAAAAATGGATAAATTTATTTTACGCAAATAGAATATCTAATACTTTAAATGTTGTTAGTGGGAAAGCCTCTAATTTATTGTTAAACGCTTCGGGGTGGGAAGTATCTTCAAATACCGTATTAGATAGTAATCCAAATATAGACTTTGGGTATCCTTCTGTTGTAAGTACTGGTTTATCAAAATTTTATAATTTAGCTTATTACAAAGCTTCTGTTCCTAATGGATTAGCTAGTATATATTTTAAGACAGGTACAACATTTCCATATTCTATTACAGGAATAGGGACAGCTAATAATGTTGTTAAATTTAATAGTAACAAAACAATATCTAATAGTAATATAATTGATAACGGAACCAATGTTTGGGTAAACTCTAATATAGCTTTCGGACTATCAAAATTAAACCTTAGCCGTATAGGTTCGGGTAGATTAATAGAGATAAACAGAGAAGACGCTGTGATAACATTAGGCATAACGAATGTTTCAGGACTGTCATTATCTACCGTGCCTTTTGCAAATGGTTCTGGCGGTGTATTTGGAAGTAATTTAATTGGTGGCATTGCAAACCCTTTAGAGTCTACAGGATTAAGAGCACAAACCGTTCCGTTATCTGACACGGGAACGGAGCCTATTATAAAACTAGAGGCCAGTGGTTCGTCAACAAACGGATTTTCGGGTATAACAACAGTAGCTAACAGGCCTGTTTTAGGAGTTTACAACTTTTTAACAAGATTATTTTCTATAGGCGCAAACGGTTCTTTAAACATTTCAAACGCTCCAACAACAAGCGCTGGAACTTACGATATTTTAACTAGAAACACGAGTACTGGAGTTGTTGAAAAATTATCTAGTAGTGCTTTGCCAACATCAGGAACTTATACACCAACAATAAGCAGCCAAATAAACACTTCTTCATCAACAGTAACTAATGCGTCTTATTACAGGGTTGGTAGCGTGGTAACTGTAACTTTGTACGGTACTTTAAATCTAACTTCGGCTAATACATATAGCAGTTTTACTATTTCTTTACCAATAAACAGAGCTACTTCTTCGTCTTATCCTATGGGGTTATCGATGCTTAGAAACACAAATGTATTTTGTAACGGATGGGTTACATCAAGCCTGACAAGCGAAACTACAATAGTTTTTAACTTAACCCCTAGTACAGGGGGTAGTACTTTTACAGCTAACTTTACATATAACGTTAATAATTAAAACAAATATAAAATGAAAAATTGGACTATTAAAGGATTTTTAGCGGTTTACATTGTGGTATTCTGCACAATATCAATGGCTTTTCTAGATTTGGCTGAAATGATAACAGGCGCTTTTATTAGTATGCTTAGTGGGGTTTTTGGATATTACTTCGGATCAACTCAGGGAAAATCAGCACAAGACAAGGCACTTGTAGAATCAAAAACAATTTATGCTGATTCAATAGGCGGCTCAACACCACCCGTAAAAACCGATGAAAAGTAATTTAAAATACATATTATCTTTCTTTTTATTAACTCTTTATGAGATAAATAAAACCCGGAAAAGCTTAATTCTTTTATGCTTGATTCCTTTGTCTGAGATAAAAGCAATATTTTATGAATCGGATTTGCGTGTTTCTTGGTATTTATTTTCGGATAATAGAAAGTTAATGTGCAACGTATTAGAGGATTATTCCAACATAATTATTATTGGCGTAATCCTATTTTATGCTATTTTCGTCAAATTAGAAGTGATCACCAAACAAATAATTTTATTTTTATTCATTATTAACGCTTATGACTTTGTGTTTTTGGGATTGATGGATAACAATTATTATTTGTGTAAACTGCCTTTAACGGCTATAACTTACGCATATGCAAACAGCAAAATTACTTTTCAACGCGATTAACTATTGTTTTTACATTTTATATAGTTTTACGTTTATCGATGTTCTAAAAAAGAGCTTATTCCATGAATTCTATTTAGATAACGCAACAAATATTGCTCAATTGATACTAACTATCATCGGGGTTTTTTTTGCTTATTATAGGCTTAGAACTTATATTCGTGATTCAAAAACTAGAAGTAAAATTTTAGAACAGGAGTTAATAGCAAAACAGAATGAAAATTTTGCCGGAAAATGGAACAAAGAATTTATAGAACCTTTTAAAAAAAACGAATAATCATGGATTCAATTACGATAGAAAGAATAAAAGAATTTCACCCAAAATTCAGGGATTTGCTTTTGAAGCAATATATTGAAGCAAACAATTTACTTGGTAAAGGCGCTAGATTACGATTTGCGTATGTTTATCGTTCAAATGCTTTACAGGATAAATTATATAACCAAAAGCCAAAAGTAACCAATGCTAAAGGCGGCCAATCAATTCACAATTATGCGATGGCTTTCGATATCGTATTGCTTTATGATAATGATGGCGATGGAAAATTTGAAGAAGCTTCATGGTCAATGATCCGTGATTTTGATAAAGATGGTAAAGCAGATTGGAAAGAAATTGTTAATTACTTTAAATCTAAAAGTTGGGAGCATGGCGGCGATTGGAAAAGCTTTAAAGATCAACCTCATTTTCAATTAAAAAAACCTGATGGATCATCTTATAAATGGCAGGAATTAAAAGCCTTGGTTGATTCCGGAAAATTTATTTTAGAGAATGGTATTAAATACCCTAAGATATAATACAATAAATAGTAAAAATTATATACAAAAAAGCTGTTAAATTATATAACAGCTTTTTTTATACCTTTGTTTTTCATCAAAACATTTTAATTATGATACAAATTAATCCAAGATCACCCGCCTTTATTCAATTATTAAAATATTCTATAGTAGCAATTATATCTATTTTGATATTCAGTTGGGTAAAAAGTTGCAGTTCCGGACCTGTAAAACCTAAAACGCAAACTGTAATTGTACCGGCAAAATCAGGATCATTCGAACCTAAAAAACCGGATTCAAAGCCTTTGGTAGTTAAAGAAAATCTCAAAAATGAGATTAAAAAAGATGGTACTGTTTACATTCCGAATCCATTAAATGAAAAGTTGCTGCAGGAAAACGAACAATTAAAATTAGATTACTCAAAAATGAGTGATTCGTTAAAATCCAAAACATATGAAAAGGCTATTGAGCTAAATACATTTTCATCCAGGTTTGAAGATAAATTTATGGTCTTAAATATTAACGGAACTGTTCGCGGCGAAGTTCAGGAAATCACACCTTCATATACTAGAAAAGAATTTGAAATCGAATTAAAACAAAAAGAAAGCGTTTTTAGGCTTTTAGCGGGCGCAGAAATTGGAAGTAGTATAATCACGCCTAAATTGAATTTTAAAGCAAATTTGATGTTTCAGAATAGAAAAGGCGATATAATTAGTACTTCTTACGATACAAATAAAAATGTTTGGATAGGTTATAATAAATCAGTCTTTAATATTAAAAGATAAGTTAGGAATTAATAAATATTATTTTATATATTTGCCATATGAAAACGATAAAAAATAACACTGAACGCCTTCCGCAACATAATTTAATTATGGGTGGAACTTCTGTGTAAATATATTTTTGACAATATTTATCTTAAACCACCTTTAATCGGGTGGTTTTTGCATTTCTAGTAGCGAAGTTAGGTTTCATGTCTCCCTTGGAAGGAGGAGTACTCAGGTTCGAATCCTGACTATTAGACAAATGTTCCGTTCGACACGTGGTTAAGTCATTACCCTTTCAAGGTAAAGTCACGGGTTCGAATCCCGTACGGAATACAAATTGATTTATAATGTAACGGTTAGCATACGAAACTTTGACTTTCGCTGTTTAGGTTCGAATCCTAATAAATCAACAAATGGTGTTTTTGGACTAACGGTTAAGTCGTTTGCCTGTGAAGCAAAAAACGTGAGTTCGATTCTCACATTACACCCAAAATGCGACTGTGGCTTTATTGAGAATGGCACATCTTGGCGGTTTAGACCCGTTAGCTTTGAAGGTTCAAGTCCTTTCAGTCGTACAAATACTTTTCAGTATAGTTTAACGGATAAAATTTGCGGTTACGACCCGTGCGATGGGAGTTCGAATCTCTCTACTGAAACATTTTTAAACCCAATCTATTAATTTAGGTTGGGTTTTCTATTTATAATCATTATAAATTATGTTTATTTATTTTTTCTTTGTATTTTTTATACAAATGTTTTATTACATTTGTCAAATAAAACAATTAAAATTATAGATCATGAAAGGTATTGTTAAAGAATTCAATATAACAGGGAGTAATGAAATTGATATTGATTTTGCTGTTAAGAAATGGGACAATCGATTTTCTATTTTAGGTTATAATTATGGTAATGGACAAATAAAATACACGTTATACATTAATCGAAAAAACTCAAACAGAACTAATTTTAAAACCGAGATATTTAAAACGCAAGCATTAGATTTGATCAAAAGATTAGATTTGATTTGTATTCAAAGTTCAACTTTTAGGAGTGGAACAGCTTACATGACTAAAGAACTTGCGGAAATAGAATATAATAGAATTAGTGAATTATACGAAGAAACACTTTTTAAATTAAATCACTTAGCAGGAATAAAACAATCATTAAACCCAATAACTTATGGCACAAATTAAAATTTTAAAAGACGAAATTTTCGAGGAAATCAAAAAGAATTACGATCTAAAACAGGTCATTTCAGAAGTTCTTTTCATTCAAAACAACAGCGTTCGAACATTGGCAATTGCTAAATCTGAAAAACTTACGCAATACGGCGTTATCTGCGTTGTAAAAGATTTTCTGAAAAAGAAAACCATTGAAGAAATGTTTATCACAAGGGCTAAACGATGATTACTCGAATTAATGGAAAATGGACTGTTGATGGTAAAAAATACCGCTTCATGACCAGGAACGACAAACAACGGCTTTCTAATTTCATGTTATTCATGAAAGAAGCACATTCAAAAACTAATTTAAAACAATCATAATGAAAAAAATTATTGCAAAATCAGGAACGTTACAAAATTTAATGGGTTGCCAAAACCTAACAATTGAATTAAACGAAGATATCACGAATATTTTCGGTGCAAATGGCGCGGGAAAAAGCCGTTTCGCTGATGCGTTTCAATGGGTTATGTTTGGTAAAAATGCCAATGATAAAAAAGACCACGGCATTAAAAATACAAAAGATACTTCTTTCAATCAACAAGAACACATCGGTGAATTTGTTTTGTTGGTAGATGGAATTGAAAATACTTTAAAGCGTGTTTATAAAGAAAAATGGACTAAAAAGAAAGGAAGCGAATTTCCTGAGTTTACGGGCCATGAAACTGAATTTTATTTTAACTTGGTTCCGGTTTCTGCAACGGAGTATGCGAAAAAAGTTTCTGATATTTTAGATGAATCAGTTTTCAAAATGATTACTAATCCACTTTATTTTACTGCTTTACCGTGGAAAGATCAGAGAAATGTTTTGACTGAAGTTTGTCCTGCACCATCGAATGAAGAATTGGCAGGTGAATCTGAAGAATATAAAGAATTGATTTCGCATTTGGTACAAGGAAAAGAATTAGCGGATTATCAAAAGCAGATTTCCGCAACCATTATTAAATCAAAAGAGGATCTAAAAAACATTCCTACCCGTATCGATGAAGCATTAAAAGGTAAATCAGATGTTTTTGATTGGGCTAAATTGGAAGCTGAGCAATCAGAAAAAGAAACTGAGCTTTCAAAAATTGAAGAATCTTTGACTAATAAGGCCAATGCTTTTGATGAAGTATTAAAAACTGAGAATGCAAAGAAAATTGCAGCGAATGAAATTCAGTTAAAATTGGATGGAATCATTAAAAACCTAACCAATTCCGGACAACAAAAAACAGATGATTCGGCTTTAAAAACTGCTCAAAATCAATTAGAATCAAAACAAGGTGAGTTATTAATTGCTGAGAATGGCTTAAAAACCTTAAATACTCAATCCACAAACTTAACAGCCGAGATAAAAACTATTTCTGATTCTTTGCAATTGAAACGCGATGAACTAAAAACTGTTCAGGAAAAAGAATTTATTTTCGATGAAACACAATGTGTTTGCCCGACTTGTAAAAGAGAATTTGAAAGCACAGATGTTGAAGCAAAGAAAGCCGAATTAAAACAAAACTTTAATACTGATCAATCAAACCAAATTAATGTTATTCAGCAATCCGGGATCAGATTAAAAGGCGAAAAAGAATCAAAAGAAGCTGAATTAAAAACGATTACTGACAGAATTGAAAAAGGTAATACCGTTGTTCTTAATCTTAGAACTGAGATTGTTTTATTAGAAGGTAATGTTGCTTCTGAATCAGAAAAATTAAACAATACAAAAGTTGTTGAATTCGATTTGGAGAATGCAGTTTTGAACAATCCGGAATATCAGACGGCTTTAAAAGAATTGAACAAAATCAAAGCAACTATTCAGGAAAACCCTGCTGTTGATAATACCGAATTAAATAACCAAAAATCAGAATTAGTTACTGCAATTGATGAAATTAAAACTAAGCTAAGAAATAAGGCTCAAAATGATTTAGTTGATAAAAGGGTTGCAGATTTATTTTTAGATCAAAAAAGGCTTGCTTCTGAGATTGCTAACGTTGAAAAAACATTATTTGTAATTGAGAAATTCAATAAACTAAAAGTTGAATCAATTGAAGAACAGGTTAACCAACGTTTCAAATATGTAAAATTCCGTTTATTCAAACCGCTTGTTAACGGAGGTGTTGAAGAATGTTGCGAAGCTTTGGTAAATGACGTTCCATATTCACACGCTAATACAGCCGGAAGATTAAACGCCGGAATTGACATTATTAATTTGCTTTGTGAACATTTTCAGGTTACAGGCCCGATTTTCTTAGATAATCGTGAAAGCGTAACTGATCTGATCGAAACAAAATCACAGATTATTAATTTGATAGTTTCGCCAGGTGATGAAACTTTAAGGGTTGAATAAAAAAATAAATTATATGAAAAATCCAACGATTGAAAAATTAAATAGATACTTTAAAAACGCTACAACTGTGTTAAGCACTCAAAGATCTAGTTTTAAAATGGAAGATTATAACCTGAATTCAATATATTTTGATACTTCAACGAACGCATTTTATATTCAAGATCATAACGGAGATCATGATCGTTGTTTATATGATTGTGATTATAAACAATTAGCAGAAATATTAAATTAAAATAATTCAAAACCCGTTATATTAAAGCGGGTTTTGTTATTTAGAAACATTATAAACTACCAATAAACGTATTTTGCATGCGTATATTTTATACATTTACAGAAATAATAAAAGTCTAATTTAAAAAATAATATTATGAAAATATTTAGAATTGAACAAAGAGAATATACGGGTCATGATGGTTTCATGGGATTTGTTATAGTTGCCAATAATAGTGAAGAAGTTAAAACTTTAGCTAAAAAATCAGCAGCCGACGAAGGTAAAAATGTTTGGAAAAGAACAAACGTTGAGGAAGTCGGAGAATATACAGGATATGAATTAGAACCTTTCGTTTTATTGTCTGATTTTAAAGCAGGATAACCATGAAAGAAGGAATTCAAATTTCGGAAAACTTTATAAAAGGCGAACCGATTAAAACAACAGAACAATTGATAGATTTGGCATATCAAAAAAGATCAATCTATCATACAGGAATGGGAATAAGACCGGCAGCAGTAATAATTAATATGAATTTCATGTGTGTTATTCATATGATTAATAAAGGAATTATTTTTGAAACAATTAAATTAATTAAATTAAAATCCAATAAAAAATGAGTACACAAAACACAAATTTAGGACCATCTAAAGAAGAACAGGCGGTTGCAACAGTTAAGAACGATATTTCGGTTCAGGTATTAGCTAAAATTGAATCATTTCAGAATAGTGGAGAACTAACACTCCCAAAAGATTATAACCCTGAAAATGCTTTAAAATCGGCTTATATTATTTTAAGTGATCCGAAGAATAATATTTTGGCTAAATGTGATAAATCTTCAATTGCCGAAGCGCTTTTAAAAATGGTTGTTTACGGGGTTTCTCCAATTAAAAAACAATGCTATTTTATCCCTTATGGCGAAAAACTAGAATGTTCAATTTCTTATGCCGGAAATATTGCCATTGCAAAAAGATACGGGAATCTAAAAGCAATAAAAGGAAATGCAATTTTCGATGGTGATGTTTTTGAATTCGAAGTTGATCAGAAATCAGGAAGAAAGAAACTGATTAGCCATATTCAAACACTTGAAAGCGTTGGAAGTAATAAAATTAAAGGCGCTTATGCTATTTTTGAATTAAACAATGGTGATTCAGATATGGAAGTAATGAATATTACTCAAATTCAGGCTTCATGGAATCAAGGAGGCTCTAAAGGAGCATCACCCGCGCACAAGAATTTTCCTGATCAAATGGCAGTTAAAACCGTTATCAACCGTGCATGTAAATTATTGATCAGCAGTTCGGATGATTCAGTTTTATACGATCCGTTGAATGATGAAGAAAAAAACAATTCAGTTGAAGAAGATGTAAAACAAACTATTACAGCAAATGCTAATAAAAAACAATTAGATTTTAATACTTCTAATATCGAAGAAGCAAACATTATTTCAGAAGAAGAACCGCCTGTTGTTGATCATAAAGCAAATAACAAAAAGCAAATAGAAGCTGAATTTTAAACCATGAAATTAAAAGTAATTAATTCCGGATCTATTGGAAATTGCTATGTTTTGGAAAATGAAAATGAAACCCTGCTAATCGAATGCGGGGTTTCTATTAAAGAAATCAAAGAAGCAATTAATTTCGATGTTGGTAAGGTGGTTGGGTGTATTGTAACCCATGAACACGGCGATCATCATAAAAGCTTAAAAGAGGTTATTTCATTAGGTATTGAAACCAGGGCTTTAATTGATGTATACAAGAACAAAGGGATTTTTCCTTTAACAAAACAAGTAATTTCTGAAGGAGTTGTTTTTTATTTGGGAGGATTCAAAATTATGGGTTTCAAAGTTTCTCACAACGTGCCTTGTTTAGGTTTTTTAATAGAGCACCCGGGTTGCGGAAGAACAATTTTTATAACAGATACAAGTCATGTTGAATATACTTTTCCTGCATTAAATAATATAATTATTGAGGCAAATTTTTGTCACGACATTATAAAGCAAAAATATGGAAATCACAACAATAAAGAATTTCTTAAAAATCGTATTTTTAAAGATCACTTTTCATTACGTGATTGCAAAGAAATGCTTTTGGCAAATGATTTAAGAAAGGTTCAGAATATAGTTTTGATACATCTGAGTGATTCAAATTCAGACGAAGAGCGATTCAAAAAAGAAGTACATGAACTAACAGGTAAAAATACTGTTTGTGCTTCAAAAGGACTGATAATAGATTTTAATAAAGATTTGTTTTAATATTTAAAAGCTACTTTAACGAGTGGCTTTTTCTTATTTAGAATCTGTATAAACTACAACGTAATGTATTTTATATACAAATATTTTATACATTTACACCATAGAAATAAACAATTAAAATTTATCATCATGAAAGCAAATAGATCACAAATATTTTCACAAGCCTGGACATTATTCAGAAAGTACAATATTAGTTTTAGTCAGGCATTAAAAAAGGCATGGACTGATTTTAAAAGACAGTTTTATATTTCTATTTATAATTCAATTCCTAATAAACCATCAACGGCTAAAAAGAAGCTTGAAGCAAAAAAAATGTATGAGCAATTTAATACTGTTGATTTTGCTTTAACTTTTAGAAGTGTTGAGAGCAATTCAAATGCTGCGGCTTATTATGATGGGCATACTTTAAATCTTGATTAGTATGAAAAACAATATTATACACGTTACTATTGCGCCTGCAAGACAAATTGCACGCGTATTTCAAGGTAAAAAATTATTGAAAACTTATAACTTTAAAACAATAGTTCCTTTTGCTATTGAAAAAAAAGAATGCAGGTCACATGATTACGGAGAATGGTGTGTATCTGAAAGAGATTCAGTATCAATGATAGATGTAAAAGTTTATTGCAAAGAAACTATACAAGAATTAAAAATAAAAACTTTAGAATATTATTTAAACGTAAAAACATAGAATCATGAAGCTAACAATAAACCACGAAACAAACTATTCTGAATATGATAAAGTTCAATTGGTGCAATTTTATCCAAACGTATCAATGTTTTTATTCAATAATTATACAAGCGAAAAATACGCTAGAGATATGAAGGATAGATTCTCAATCGGAATGTGGAAATTAAAACAGATAAATAACAATTAAAACCAAAATTATGAACTACAAAGAAATATTTACAACACTGCCTGAAAATGAAAAACTATTTTTAATAGAAAAAGTAATGCCATGTTCGGGAACCCATAGGCAATTAGAAGAACAAGAAAGTTTTTCGTATTTACAATTAAAATGGATGGTTGAATTATTTATTAATTCAATTTCATGGGATCAAATAGATTTATTCGAAAAATTAAGTTTTCATGATGAAATACATTCTATTCGTGGAATAAGCGAGATAGGAAATGAATATGAGTGCTATGGTACCTATTCATGTGATGAACTTGTAGAAATAGAATACTTAACTTTAATGTAATGAAAACTAACGAAATATTCCGCAACCTCAACCGTGATTTAATGTTGCGGTTGATTCCTGAAAAGCGTTTTATATTTTGCAAAACCAACAAAGAACTGATTGATAAACTTATTAAAGAAATCGGAATCTGCTTAAATTAAATTATTATGATAAAATCAACTGATGTTAAAATTGGAAATTATATTCAAGGAGTAGCGCACATATTAATTGTAGACAAATACATTATTGAAAATATTGTAGATAATCCCAAGCACCCATATAAACCAATCACATTATCAATTGATTGGCTAAAAAAAGCAGGTTATAAACAATTGAAATGCATAAATAAAACTTATTCATTGGGAAATTTCGAAGATAATTCTGCAATATTTGTTTCAGGTGAAAAGTTTGCGCATATCAACACTGGAACGCGTTTAGATTATGTTCACGAACTTCAAAATTTGCATTCATGTTTATTTAAAAAAGAACTTAAATTTAATTAGAAATGAACCAAAAAATAAAATCAATTACAGAGGCTTTTTCAAGTCGCCCCGAAACACTTGAAGTGTATATTCTAAATGATGATCAATACTATAGATCGCATAGAATAGGAGAGTATTTAATAAAAGAAATAAAATTAGAATATTTAGAAGGTTTATACGACAAAGAATTTGTGGAATATTATGTAGGATATGGTTTTGAAGGACAACGTTTATTTCAATATTTAGCAAAGTCAGTAAATGTTAAGTTTAAGCCATGAGCGTTTACAATGGATCTAAAAAGATCGACCAACAACGAGCAATTCAAAGATTACAGTTTTTAATTGCCAATGGAAAAGTTTTTGAACTTACAGAAAAGAAGCGAACCAGGTCGATAAGTCAGAATTCATATTTACATCTTATTTTACAATTTTTTGCACATGAAACGGGATATACGACAGCTGAAGTAAAACAGGAAATATTTAAGAAAATTGTAAATCCTGATACATTTTATGATGGTGAAGTTGATAAAGGTTTAATTGTGCTGCAACGTTGGCGATCAACAGCAAGCCTTAACACAAATGAAATGGCACTTTGTATTGACCGGTTCCGGGATTACGCATCAAAAGAAGCCGGAATTTATCTTCCTGACCCGCACGATCTTTCTTTAATCGATGAAATAAAAATAACAGTTGAAAATAATAAGCAATATTTATAAATTAAAACTAAAAAAATGAGAAAAATTCAATTTAGATCATATAATCCTATTATTAAAAAAATGTATTACGATTTTGATCAATCAATCAGCGAAGTTAAATTAGGTAAAAGCATTCATCAATTTGTTTACGACAATGGTTTGATATTTGACAGCTTAATGCAATATACAGGACTAAAAGATAAAAATGGTATAGAAATTTATGAAGGTGATATATTTTCAAAAGTTTCTATATCTGAATTGGGTGGAAATATTCAATATTTTTATTTAGTAAAATGGTCTTGTTCTGATGCTCAATTTGTTACATATCAATACAAGCTTGACGAAGATAGGGATGGAATTTATTGGAAAAAAGAAGATTGTTCAAGTAATTTAAATATGGTAAGAACATATAATCACGTTATCGGAAACATTCACGATAACCCCGAATTATTAAAATAACATTCTTATATTTGTCTAGTGGTTTATTGTCGGATTAATCACAATACAAGACATATCAGAATTCCCTAAAGATCAGCTATCCGACAATAGCCCTTTAGGGAATTTCTACTTTTTAACACTTAATCAATAATAATTAAATATTTAAATCATGGGAAAAGCCATCAAAGAAAAAGAAGTGAACGAAGAAGTTCAAGATGTACAAAAAGATTTTGAAATCAAATCTGCATCAATTAAAGACCATCAATGTACTTATGGTTATGAAATTTTAACTGGTCCAACTCGCGGAGATCTTATTCCGGGGCGAAAAGGAGTTCATTTAATTCATGATGATTTGAATGAATGTTTTTCAGAGTTAAGCATTTTTCTAATGCATATCGATGATTATTTCAAAAACGATGAGAACGTAAACAATCAAACTCCTTTATCAAAATTAGAGGAACATGAAGATTTAAATCGTTATTGGGTAACGGGTTTTAAAGTTACGGGATTCGACGAAAACAAATCAATTATTCTAACAGGTGAAAAATCTGTAACAAATGGATTGATCAAAATTGTTTCGCCGAAAATCAAACTTGATGGTACTTATTTGTACGTTGAAGAATTAAACGAAAGGCTGCGTATTGCTTTGAATGAAGTTGAAGCGTATATGAATGGTAAATCAGCGCCGAAATTGGAACAAACCGAATTAGATCTTCAAGCTTTTGCACAAGAGGATAATTTACCAATTATTGGTGAAGATATGGAAAGCGCTGAAGTTTAATTTATGGTTTTTCAAGATCGTAAATATCAAAGTGATGCGATATCACATGGAATAAATTACCTTCTTGGCGATTCTAAAGAAAATGCATTACAGATACTACCGACAGGCTCAGGAAAGTCGGTAGTAATTGCAAAAATATTAGAGCCATTGCCCGGGAAAACAGTAATTCTTCAACCATCAAAAGAAATCTTAGAACAGAACTACGAAAAGTTTTCAAAATATGGCAGAGCTTCTATTTATTCAGCATCGGCCGGCCAAAAAGTAATTGATCGAATTACCTTTGCAACTATCGGTTCTATTATTGAAAAGCTTCATATGTTCAAAGGAACTGATTATTTCCTTATAGATGAATGCCATTTGTGTGGTCCGGAAAAAGGAATGTATCAAAAACTTTTTAAAGCTTTTCCAAAAGCTAAATTTTTAGGATTAACCGCAACGCCTTACCGCCTTACCCAAACTGAAGATGGGGCACAATTAATTTTCCTTACGCGCAGCCAACCAAGATTATTCCATAATGTCCTTTATTACGTTCAGAATTCAGTTTTATTTGATGCCGGATATTTGGCTAAACTAAGATATTTCTCTTATGATGTAGTTGACAGGTCTAAACTAGAAATGAATAGCTCAGGAACCGACTTTACAACAGCGAGTTTAAGCCGATTATATAAATCGATAGACATGCCCTCGAAAATTGTAATGTACGCTAAAATGATACTTTCTAAGCGAAAAAACGTTTTGATATTTTGTGCTACTATAGTCGAAGCCACAATTGTGATGCGTAGAATGCCGGGATCAGCTTTATTAACTTCAGAAACAAAAACTGTTGATAGAGAAAGAATATTGATGGATTTTAAAAAAGGCAGAATAAAATGTTTAGTGAATTGCTCGGTGCTCACAACCGGATTCGATTATCCCGGATTAGAAGCTGTTTTGATTGCCCGTTCTACAATGTCATTATCATTATATTATCAGATTGTTGGTCGTGTAATGCGTATTTTCACCTATCCTGATGGAACAAAAAAAGAAGGTTGGGTTGTAGATTTGGGAGGAAATATAAATTTCTTCGGAAAGATTGAAACAATGATCATCGAGGAACCTAAAAAAGGTCAGTTTTCTATATGGAACAATGGTCGGCAGTTAACCAACGTGCCATTAATTAAATAACTTTAATAATAAATATTATGAAAAAAATAAACATGACTGAGCAATTAGAACAGTTAATTTCTGAAGAATCACGGATTAAAGAAATGCATTTAAAGGAATTTTGGAGTAAAAACCAAATGACTGAAAAATTATTCACAGTAGATCGTTTAGGAACTATTAGAGAAATTGAAATCACAGGAAATCATATTGGTTATCTATTTGAAGATAGAAATATTTGGCGACCGAATTATGATAAAGAAAAAAGACCAAGCAAAAATTTAGTCGTTGCGTATATTGAATATGTAGAATCAATAAAAACCGCTGAACAGGTTGTTTATATTGATTATCGTGATAGGGGTACAGGCTGTTATAAATATTCTGATTTAATAAAAGAACCTCATTTTGCATTTAATGAATTTGAATTACAAACAGAATCAAAAAGGCTTTCTGAAACTTATGCACCAAAAGAAAATCATACTGCATGCGGTTATTGCGGAAAACAAACGCCTAATGATAAATTAGTAAATAGTACTATTATCGGGCGTGGGAGAAAAGAAGTTTATAACGATTGGAAAAGACGTTATGAAAGCAAAGCAGTTGTAACTCATGAACCTATGAAATTTTGTTCAGGAACTTGCGCAGGAAATGAACAAATGTCACGTGAAGGATAATTTAAATTAGAAATCATGCCAACATGGAGAGAACACGCATCGCCAATTATAGCAAAAGTAATTGCTGATAATAAAGGAAAAACACCAAATGAAATAAAAAAGGCTTTACATTCTGCCTATCCTTATGGAGAACGAGCCCGACACCCGTATAAAATATGGTGTGATGAAATAAAAGTTCAATTAAAAACGAAAGTTTCAAATTTAAAACCTCAAACGGAAAATCAGATTGATTTATTTGATATGATCCAGGAAGTGGAAAAAGAAAAGTAATTTAAAAATTTATTATTATGAAAACAGGAATTGAGTTAATCACAGAAGAAAGACAAAAGCAAATCACAAAACATGGTTTTACGGCCGAGCACCACGCTTTAAATTCTGAAAAATGGTATAAAGAATATCAATTAACAACATGCGCTAGTTTACTTATACACCAAGATCAGGAAAACGGATTAAATGACGCTTTAATTGATTTAGGAAAATCACAATTAAACAATTGGGATTTAGATTGGTTTGATAATATGATGCGTAGACCCGATAAAGAACGTTTAATTATTGCGGGTGCTTTAATTGCTGCCGAATTAGATCGTTTGAATTATATTGAAGAAAATAACATTTCAGGAAGAGTGTAATTTAAAATCATTATAAATTACCTTAAATTGTTTGTAAATTCAAATAAATGTGTATTTTTGCTACTGTATTGAAGTGAGACGCAATACCAACTACAGTAACATAACGGAAAATATTATACAAGTCCTATCAGGGCGGCACGTCTCACACCTTTGCTAAACTGATAGGATTTTGCTATTTAAATACTTTTTATTATGATAACACCAAAACAACAAGCAGGAAATCTAATTGAAGATTTTTTATACAATCATACTCAATCGGGAGGCATAGGAATAACCGAAAAACAAGCGATTAATTTTGCTTTAATTACTGCTAAAAAAATGCATTATGAATTATCAGATCTTCCACGCATTCCATACAATGAAAAAAGAACAGATTATTGGAAAATGGTAATTTATGAACTTGAAAAACTTTAAGTCATGGAAACCAAAACAACAGCCTTAAGGCGTGAATTACTCACGCGCCTAGTAAATGAATACGGAAATAAACCGAAAGCTTATGTTGTTAAAAAAGCAAAAGAAAGGGGTATTTATCCTTATGATGAAGATGATAACGAGGTTTATTGTTTGATCAATGCTTTTGCCGTTTTTCATAAAATGCCTTTTGGGTATATTGAACCTGAAAAACCTAAAAACGAAATTGTTTTCGAAATGGATCCGGAAAAAGATATTGAAAAGCCAAATGAACTCGAAATAGACGCGTTTTATGAATCATTAATTAAACAACGCGATTCTCTATCAAAAAAACTTTTGGCTTTAAATAAGCTTATTGAAACTTATAAAACTTGATTATGGCTGAGAACAAAAATAAAGTAATTGTGTATGCTGATTGGATACATAAATTTGAAGAACTTGAAGATGATGAAGCAGGAAGATTGATTAAGCACTTTTTTAGGTACATTAACGACTTAAATCCTGACCCCCCTGACAGAACTACCAAATTAATGTTTATCGACATTAAAAACACTTTAAAAAGAGATTTGGATAAATGGGAGGAAAAAAGCCCTGAAAGGATTGAAAAAGCTAGGCTTGCCGGAATTGCAAGTGCTGAAGCTCGTAAGATCAAAAAGGAACTAAATTCAACTAACGAGTTGAAAAATCAACTAAACCCAACTAAATCAACCGTAAGTGTAAGTGTTAGTGTTAGTGATACTGTAAACGTAAGTGTTAGTGAAAAAGAAAAACTTAAGATATTAAATAGTTTTCTATTGTCCGAAATTAAAATTTCGAACGATAATAATTTTTTAAATTTTGGTGAACATGTAATTTCAATTTCAGAAAAAGAAAGAATTAATTTTAAAACAGCAGTTTGGTTTCAAAAATTATTCATAAAAAATTTGAAAGAAAAAAATTCTCCCACCTCAACACAGGAAAAAGCAAAGTATAAAAGTTATGTTGATCCGATTCGTTTGATGTTTGATGTTGATAAAGTCACTCAGGAGCAAATAAAGACTGCCTATGAATTTTTAAATTCAATTGATGGTGAGTTTTGGAAAAAAAATATTCTTTCAACTGAAACGCTTAGAAAGCAAATTCAAAAATTAATAATTCAAAAAAATAGTTCAAATGGAAAATCAGAACAACAATTTACCGGAAATACAAAAACCCGCGCAAGATTTAGCATTGCTAGAGCAGAACAAACCTTACTTGCTGACGCTGAAAGAAAACGAACCGAAATGGAAAACCGTAACGGCTAACGAAAAAGAAAGTTGTTTAGATTTCATGTTAGATATTTTGAATATTAAAATTGTTACTCAGGATGAACAGGATGAAGTTGATAGGCAAATGATTTTGATTGCTGATATTATCAATTCTCATTTTTCAAATCTTACACCATCAGAGATAAAAGAAGCGTTTAAGCTTTATGTTTCTAAAAAATTTTTTGATGTAAAAGTTTTTCGATTAGTTGATTGTGTTGCCGTTGGTGAAATTTTGAATGCATACATAGAATATAGAAACGCAGCAGTTGAACCTTTTTTGGTTAAAAGACAAAATTTATTAAATGCGCCAATAGAAAAATCAGAATCAGAAAAGCAAAAAATCAGAACTGAATTTATTAAAATGGTTTTCAATGAAATAATCGAAAAAGGTTTTTGTTCTGATGCGTGGTATATTTTTAGACAATTGGAAGATCTTAAAAAGATAGATATTTCAAATGAAGAAAAGATCGAATTGTTTAAAAAAGAAATGGCTGTTTATATTCCTGCAGAACGCCAAAGAATCATCAAACAAAATCCTTTAGATTTTAAATTTAAAATATCTGCGTTCGAAAAAACATATCAAAACGGAAAAAAACCGATTGCAGTTCAAAATAAATGCAGAAGTATGTTGGTTTCTGATTATATTTTGAGATCAAAAATCACCTTAGAAGAATTATTAACCATTTTAAAATAAAATTATGCCATATTTTAAAGCATTTATCAGAGTTGTAAAATCAATTAATTTAGATCAAGGCTACAGTAATATGTTTGGATCTGAAAACGTAATTGAAGAAAGATTCATCGAATCAGAATCTAAAGAATCTGTTAAACAATATATTTTAGAGAAATATCCTCAGTTCTTTCAAAACGGAAAAGTTTATAGTCGTGAAACAAAAGACGAAGCACAATTTTTTTATCTACTAATTTACCCACTTTATAGTTATGAGGTTACTTTGGCCACTTCAGGAGAATGGAAATGTAGTGAATGCGGTCAAGTTCATCAAAGTGAATATCATTCAAGACCTCGAACATATGATCGTATTTTTCCAGATAAACTTTTTTGCAATTCACCTGCCGATACATGTTTAAATAACCATAAAAAAGAATATTATAAAGATGTAGAATTGCCGGATGATGAATGTTACATTAAAAAAGATTCTCCAAACTATATTTATAAAATTACCGAGAAATCAACATCAAAATGCTACATTGGCAAAACTCGTAACGCTCCTTTTTTTAGATGGTGGAATCATTTAAAACACAGCAATAGCCCTTTTGGTTTGTATTTATCTAAAACAAAACTAAGTGATTGGATATTTGAAGTGTTAGAAGAATTACCTGCCGAAATAGAAGATTCAGAAGTTTTTAGAATTGAAAGCGAATATATTGTTAAACATGATTGTTTAAACAACGGTTTTAATTCATTGATAAGCAATAAAAAAGTTATTAAAACAGAATCTAATCAATTAGAATTATTATGACTGAAAAATCAATTCAAAAAGCGCTATTTCGTGCATTCAGTTCGCACAAATATAAATTCACTAATGTTTACTACTTCGGCAATGAATCAGACTTTCTGAGCTTCTTAGATTCCGGTTTCTGTTATGAATGTGAAATTAAGATCAGCCGTTCAGATTTCAAAGCTGATTTTAAGAAAGAGAAACACACTATTCATAAGGTCAATGAGATAAAAGGAAATCTGTTTCTTAGAAAAACAGGCAACAATTATGAAACAAATTTATCTTGGGAATTTTGCAAAAACTTTCCTCAGCTTATAGAATCACAAGAATTTTCAAGAAATGAATATGCTGATAGAGAATTTGTAGAAGTAAAAAGAGTTTATTATAAAGCACATACCTGCTCGGGTGTTGAATTTTGTTCACACGATAACAAGTTAATACCAAATAAGTTTTTTTATGTTGTACCTAAGGGATTGATCAGCAAAGAAGAAGTTCCGGAATACGCAGGATTAATTTATGTTGATGAATTTGGAGAATGCACCAAAATTAAAGATGGAAAATTTTTGCATAAAGATAAGCTCGATGTGAAAAAGTTATTTGCAAAATGTTATTACGCTTACGAAGAAAAATTAATTGAAAAACTTAGATCATGACACTAACACCACAAGTTGTAAAAGAATTTAAAAGATTAATAAATAATCCAAAGGAAAATAATTTAACATTTCCTGCATTTAATGATATATTGGAAAAATCAGATATGCCAATAGCGAAGCATTTATGTTTTGATAAATATATTGCTATTATAAATAATAGGCATTTGCCTAAAGCTATTTTTTATATTATCATGGACGAAGAATTTGAAGTAAAAAAAACTGATGATGGTGATTTGGGATATTGTGTAAAATTTAAAATCTAAAAACTATGAAAAATTTACAAATGTCATTAAAAACTAAGTGGTTTGAAATGACTAAAGCAGGAATTAAGAAAGAGGATTATCGCGAAATAACTCCTTATTGGATTTCACGTTTAACCAAAGGAGAAAACTTTTCAATTATTGAAAATGAAGATGGTGTAGAAATTAATGCTGAATTTAAACATTTTGATTTCAATGTTATGACATTGGGTTATCCAAAATCAGGAGATACCGAAAGGACTTTAAAAATTGAGCATGCAGGAATAGAAATACGAACCGGAAATCCGGAATGGGGGGCAGAGCCAGGTAAGTTGTATTTTGTAATTAAGCACGGAATTGTAATTTAAAATAATTCTAAACTACGTTTCAATGTATTTTGTGTTTGTATAAAAAGTACATTTACGTATAATTAAAAAGTAAAATAAATAAAATGGAATACAAAAAATTTCTAGACACGAAACGTAAAACTTTTATAGAAAGTGGTTTCGAACTTGAAGAATCAAAACTAAACTCATTATTAAAAGACTTTCAATCATTCGGAGTTAAAACAGCGCTGTTTAAAGGTAGATTTGCTTTTTTCTTTGATTGTGGATTAGGGAAAACTTTTTGTCAATTAGAATGGGCGCATCAAGTTAATTTAAAAACTAAAAAACCAGTTCTTATTTTGGCGCCATTAGCAATTGTTCAACAGACAATCGACGAAGGAAGTAAATTTGGAATTGATATTTACAAATATGATTTTGAATGTCTAACATCATTAGACGAACCTGATATTTTTATTTGCAATTATGATCAATTAAAAAATATTGATTGTTCTGTATTCTCGGGAATTGTTTTAGATGAATCAAGCATCTTAAAAGGACGTGATGGTAAATTATCATCATTGATTATTGAAACATTCAAAAACACGCCTTACAAACTTTGTTGCACCGCAACGCCATCGCCAAATGATCACATGGAATTAGGACAGCATTCTGAATTTTTAGGCGGAATGTCTTATTTGGAAATTTTAGCTATGTTCTTTGTTCACGACGGAGGTGAAACTTCAAAATGGCGATTAAGAAAACACGCAAAGGATGCTTTTTGGCGATATGTTGCTACGTGGTCAATGGCAATAGATAATCCTGCAAGTTTAGGATTTGATTCTGAAGGATATGAATTGCCTGAAATTGAATATATAGAGCATATTATAAAAGTTAATAATACTAGCGATAATTTATTTGGTGATGTTGCTGTTTCTGCAACTGATTTGCATAAAGATTTAAATCGTTCCTTTGATGCAAGAATAAAAAAAACAATTGAAATTGTTACAGAAAACGAAGATCAATTTATTATTTGGGGTTTAAAAAACATTGAAACAGATACGCTTTCAAAACTTATTCCGGATTCTGTAAATGTTCAAGGATCAGATAAACCCGAGCACAAAGCAAAATATTTGAATGGATTTGCTAAAAAGGAATTTAAAAGGCTTATTACAAAAACTTCTATAGCTTCTTTTGGGATGAATTACCAACAATGCGGACAAATGATATTTACTTCTTATGATTTTAAATTTGAAGCATTTTATCAAGCGGTTAGGCGTTGTCATCGTTTTGGCAGAAAAGGAAAAGTAAAGGTTCACATTCTTATTCCTGAAAGCCAGGTTAATGTAAGGAATTCAATTTTAGAAAAAGAAAAACAACATTTTGAAAGGATTCATGAAATGGCAAAATATAGTTCAGAAGCAAATTACAAAACAGCTAAATCAAAAGTAAAAATTATGAACAAAGAAATTAAAACAGATCAATATCATTTAATTAATGGTGATTGCGTTCAGGAATCAAAAAATATTCCTGATAATGCTGCCGATGTAATTGTCTTTTCTCCACCTTTCGCAGAACTTTACGTTTATTCAGATAAAGAGGAAGATATGGGGAATGTTTCAGATTACAAACAATTTGAAACTCATTTTAAATATCTCATTCCCGAATTAAAAAGAATTCTTAAAAGTGGGCGTATGTGCGCTATTCATTGTATGGATCTTCCGATTCAAAAAGGGAAAGAAGGTTATATTGGATTGCGTGACTTTTCAGGAATGCTAATTGATTGGTTTCAAAAAGAAGGGTTTATTTATCACTCAAAAGTTACATTGTGGAAAAATCCTGTAACAGAAATGCAACGTACAAAAGCATTAGGATTGCTGCATAAAACGATTAAAAAGGACTCTATTATGTCACGTGTTGGGATTCCGGATTATGTTTTGTTTTTTAGAAATGAAGGTGATAACGAAACACCAATCACACACCAAGATAAAGACAGTAGTAGAGGTGATTATTTGCCTGTTGATTTATGGCAAAAATATGCTTCGCCTGTTTGGTATGATATTGATTATTCTAGAACTTTGCAATATCGTTCTGGTCGTGATGGAAATGATGAAAAACATATTTGCCCGCTTCAATTAGACACAATAGAAAGGATTTTACATTTATATTCAAATGAAGGCGAAACTGTTTTTAGTCCATTTGGCGGGATTGGTTCTGAGGGATGTTCAGCAATTAAAATGAACCGTAAATCTATTTCGATAGAATTAAAAGAAAGTTATTTTAAAATCAATGAAAGTAATCATAAAGCATTTGTTGAAGAAAAAAATTCAACTTTAACACTTTTTTAATTATGGGAATTCCAATAAAAGAAAACGAAATCATTGAAGAATGGCGTTATCATCCAAAACTTGGAGATAATTATTTAGTATCAAATACAGGAATCATAAAAAGTATTTCAAGATATGTAAAGTTTAATGGAAATTTAATTTTTAAAAAGACTATTAATTTAAAATATCAAATAAGTAAAAAAGGATATTATACAATTAGAATTGATTCAAATGGAATTAAAAAAACTTTGGTAGTACATAGATTAGTAGCTCAATTGTTTGTTCCAAATCCATTTAATTTACCTCAAGTAAACCATAAAGATTTGAATAAGCTAAATAATAATTATACTAATTTTGAATGGAATAATAATAGGCAAAACACAACACATTATAGAGAAAATGTTATTCATACATCTATTCATGTAGGTGTTCATTGGAACAAAAAAGACAATATTTGGGTATCTCAGATATATATTTTAAATAAAAAATATACAGTTGGCAGCTTTAAATGTCAGCACAAAGCCAAAGAAGCTTATGAGTTAGCCTTAAAAAATTGGAATTTAAATAGAATACTTCCTGAATCAAAACGATCTTCAAAATATAAAAATATTTCTTTTAATAAGAGAAGAGGCAAATGGCATGCATACTCGATTGTTAATTCAAAAATTAAAACAATTGGTTTCTTTGAAACTGAAGAAGAAGCTAATTTAAATAAAAATAATTATGATAAATCCAAAAAAGAAGGCTTGTAAAGGTATAAATGTTGCAAAAGATTTAGGTTGTGGAAAACTAACTTTTCATCGCAAACTAGGCTTAGGCCTTATGTGCGGGTGTTATTCTGACTTCCTTCTTAAAACGGAACCAGGCAAATTGATTATGCAAAAGGCTATGCTGAAAGGTAAAAACAACAATCAAAAAATAGTTATTAAGAATAACCGCGAAGAAATTAAGCAGCAAAAAGAAAATCTAAAAACAATTTCCGCTTTTAGAAATGATCTTCAAAAAGAAATTAACTCTATCATCCGTTTAATTGATAATGGTCATGCATGTATAGCAACTAATAAATTTGTTGGAAAAATGAACGCAGGCCATTATATTTCGGTTGGATCAAACGGAACCATCAGATACCACTTAGAAAACATTTGGTTGCAATCTGAGCATTCTAACAGTTGGAAAGCCGGCGATACTATTCGATATCAAAAAGGTATTAGGAAATTGTTTGGTAGGGATTATTTGGAGTACCTAGATTCTTTACAATCAATTGCACCAATAAAGTTAACAATCCCGGAAATCAAAGAAAAAATTTCAATTTGCCGCGGAATAATCAAATGGTTAAAATTACAGGATAGAATTTTTTCAACTGAAGAAAGATTAAGTTTAAGACTTAGGTTTAACAAAGAAATTGGAATTTATGATCCAACTTAAATATTGGAAATCGCTAACCAAATCCCAAAAGCAGGAATTAATGAAAGCCAACAATATAAAATCGGTTTCATTCGATTTCATTAAAATCTGCTATTTAGAATCATTATTAATTAAGCCTTAATGTATTTTATATGTGTATATTTTATACATTTGTATATGCAATAATGCAAAACAATTTAAAATTAAATGATTATGGCTTTACAAGATGTGATTGATTCAATCAAGGCTGGTGAAAAAATGCTTTACACAAAAGAAGATGTTGTTTTTATTCTTGAAGAATCAGGTTTAGAAGAAAAACCGCAACCTAAAAAAGAATCAGCTTATGCAACTATTTCATGTGTAGTTCAGATTGGTAAAAAGAAAAACATTGTATTTACGTTCTTGGCAAAAGATTTTGATTCAATTCGTGATAACGTGCTAATCTTGAAAAATGAGCACAGAGAGGCTAAAATTGATCTTTCTCAACAAAGAGAAATCATTCGCCAATTAAACAATCTTTAAAAATAATCAGCCGGTGTAAAAGCCGGCTTAAATAAAATAGACAATGAAGGTATCAGACAAAGTAAAATTTAAAAACCCAATGTCAGAATTTGAAAAAACTGCTATTTATGAAATTACAAATATTAACGACGGAACAAACAGAGCTATTATAACTCATGTAAACAGTAATCTGCCTATTGCGCCTGAGGAATTAGTAAGTTTAAATGATGTTGAGTTATGTTAATTATAGTTGGCTGCGAAGAAAGCCAGGCTGTAACAATAGAGCTTAGAAAATTAGGACATGAAGCATATTCATGTGATTTAAAACCATCTTCAGGAGATCACCCGGAATGGCATATACAAGCAGATATTTTCGAAGTATTATCGTCAATTAAGTTTTATACATCGGACAATAAACCTCATTTAGTTAGTAAATGGGATTTAGGAATATTTTTTCCGGATTGTACTTATATAACTTGTTCTGCTGAATGGGCATATAAAGAACCTCCGTATCATCAAAAATTAAAACAAGGCACTTTGTTTGGTAAAGAAAGAATAAAAGCAAGAAAAGAAGCGATACAATTTGTAAAAGACCTTTATAATTGTGGTATTGAAAAAGTTGCTATTGAAAATCCTGTTGGAGTTTTATCTTCACTATTCAGAAAACCAAATCAAGTAATTCAGCCTTTTATGTTTGGTGATGACGCGAGTAAGAAAACATGTTTATGGCTAAAAAACCTACCTGAATTAAAACCTACCGATTACATAAAACCAAGAATAGTAAATAATAAACCCCGTTGGAGTAATCAAACTGATAGTGGTTAAAACAAATTACCTCCTTCAGTAGACAGAGCAAAAATAAGATCAAAAACTTATCCAGGAATTGCAAAAGCAATGGCGGAACAATGGGCAGGATTATGAGAAAACTAAGCGACATCTATTTAAAACTTCAGGAATACTTTATTATATTCCGAAGCTCCAATTTATGCATCGAGATTCAATATTTAATCAATGCTAAAAAGATCACTAAAGAAGAATTTGATTTGCTTTGTGCAGATTTTGGAACATTCAAACCTGAAGGAAAGAAAAAAGGCGAATTTTGGTTTGAATCATGGGATGAAAGAAACGAGTTTTTAAAAGAAAGGATTATTAATTTACAAAATGAGGGATTATGAAAGCAACAACATTGACCGAAGCAGTAAATAAAATATTAGGCAAAAAAGTAACTGAAGGCGAAGCAATGCATTTTGCTTTTAACAATTACATGGAACTGAGAATGTTTACACGACATGAGGATCAAATAATTTATTTGAAAAAACAAAACAAATTAAAAAGAGAAGAATTAAGACGAAAATATTCAAAAAACTAAATTATGAAAAAAATTATCACAATCGCAATATTATTAATTATCACATTTGCTTCTGCTCAAAAAACTAGCAAAAAAGAAATTGAGCAAATTATTAAAGATCAATCTGATGGTGTTTATAATAATACTGCATCGG